ACGATCTCGTAAAAGAGAACACGCTACAGCAGCTTAAAGTCGAACGACTCGAACGCAGGATAAAGGATCTTGAAAACAATCCAACCGAGAAAGTTATACTGGGATTTTAGCCCAAAGTAAGCATAAGGCCCGTTTAATATTTAATTATTCGGGCTTTTTGTTTGCTTTTTCGATATATATAATATATGTTCTATACATCAATTAAAAAAGGAGCGATAATGACAAAGATATTTCCAATCATTTTAACACCAGAGCAAAGAAAAGAGCTAGAGAGTCAAGCAATGAGGCATGGTTATATGAATCTATCAGCTTACATGAGGGACAAAAGCATGTGTAAGCTAGACAGTGACGAAATCAAAACGCTCAAAGCTCAGAACGCAAAACTAATGAAGCTGATTGAAGACAAAGAGGTGTAACAGTGGCTAGAACAAAAAATAAAGGGTTTTTCTATTTACTTAAAGCGATTGATGAAAATGGTTTATTTGTTTACAAGTATGGAGCAACAACATCAAGCATCAAGAATAGAATATCATGGGCTAACACAAAAGGTAAATTAAAATTTGAATTATTTTATAAACAGAATTCAAAAGACGTTTTTGATTTAGAAAATTCTTTTAAATGGAAACTAACAGAATTAGCCATGCATTCATCTAAAATTATAAATTGGTCACACACTCATAAGTGTGGTGAATTTTTCGCTTTCATTGAAGACCTATCCGAATTGTTAATTAAGATGGTTAATGAAAAAATTGATTACTTTGAGGTGTAATGATGGCTGGTGACTGGATAAAATTAGAGCACGCAACTATTGATAAGCCAGAAATTTACAAGATGGCTGACATTCTCGAGTTAGACCCGAATCATATTTTGGGCAGCGTTCTGTCTGTTTGGATCTGGGCTGACCAACAACTTGAAAGCGGTAACGCTGCGAACGTTACCAAAACGTTACTAGATCGTAAAGCAAACGTTACTAACTTTACAGATGCAATGGTTTCTGTTGGTTGGCTTAATAAAACAGATGAAGGCTACGAGTTCCCGAACTTCGATAGACATTTGGGAAATTCAGCAAAGAAACGGGCGCAAACAGCAAGAAGAGTTGCTAAAAGCAAGATAAAAACTAACGCTTATAGCGTTACTAAAGAGTTACCAAGTGCGTTACCTAGAGAAGAGAAGAGAAGAGAAGAGGGTAAAGAAAATAATAAAAAGAAATCATCAGCCATCACTAATTTTTATAAAGAATGGACTGACCCAGAATTCTGGGAATTACTATTGGAAGTTAACAAAGATAAAAAATATGAGCATTCAATGATTGAAAAGTTTTATACATATTGGGCTGAAAAGAACGACAAAGGTAAGATGAGATTCCAAATGGAAAAAACGTGGTCAATTAACGGGAGGCTTGCAAATTGGCACAGCAGACAGAACAATTAGTAAACTTAATGTGCAAGTTCACAGAACTTGGGAAGCTAGACCAAGCTAGAAAGATAGCAAGAAAGCTAATTGCAAACGACAAGGCTAGGCTTAATGCATTATCAAAGGTTGAAATCAATAGTGATAATTACAGAGCCGTGATGGATGAGTTAAACAAAATTGAGTTTTTATATAAAAGAGGTAATTATGTTTGTAGAGCAGCCACCAAAAAATATAGAGCTTGAAAGAACTGTTCTTGGAAAACTCTTGAGCATTGAGAAATTCGAGATTCAGTCAAAATTCATAGATGATATGGATTCAAGTTTTTTCTATCTTGCTGAAAATGTAGAGGTGTTCACTGCAATAAAATCCTGTATAGAGCAAAATACATTAGCCAGCCCTATACATTTGATCGAGAGAAGTATGGTAGATGATAACTCTCTAACTGATATTCTTACATATCGTTTTGAGACAAATCAAAAAATGTCATATAAGATCAACGATCTAAAATTATTAGCATACCGACGCGAAGCAATACACAAGGCAAATGAGTTTATTTGTGATATGATGCGCGGAGAAGATGTAGTCAATAAATCAGAGAAGTTTTTGCTAGAAACTGAAAGTGCGTTGACTTATGGGAAAAAGAGAAAACGTAAGACATCAAAACAAATGATGAAAAAAAGCCTTGAGGATGTAATGACAGGGGCTTGTTATAAGAATCTAGTGAGCTATGGGGTTCCGTTCCTTGATGCTCGTATTAACCATGAGAGAGGACAAACACATATCATAGGAGCTCAACCGGGTATAGGTAAAACTGCGATTGGTTTGACCATCGTAAGAAATGGAATACTTGCTAATAAACGTTGTGTTTTCTTTGTAAAAGAATCAACAAAAGAGGAGCTTTTCGAGAGAATGATTGCTCAAAATACAAAAATAAGTTATTCTCAATTTAAGTTCAACTTTCAAGGTTTAGGCAAAAATGAGCAGAACAGAATAATACAACACTACAAAATATTTAATGATGCGTGGAGCAATGTTCATTTTTTTGGTTGTGACGATTATGACCATTCACTTTCTCAGATGGACGAAATCTTGTCAGGGATCATTGAGGAGCACGGCCCTGTTGATTTAGTCGTAGAAGATTATGTTCAAAATATGCCAGCTCCAAGATGGATGAAGAACCCGCCAAAGCATGAAGTAATAAGTTATAACATGGAAGGCTTAAGCGCAATGCACAAGAGGCATAAGGTTGCAGGTGTAACACTTGCTCAACTTAATCGTGACATTAATGGCAAACCTCACATAACTAATTTAAAAGGATCAGGTAAGCTTGAAGAGGAGGGACATATAATAACGTTTTTGCATCGTGAAAGAAACACACAGCCAGTTGAAGGCAAAATTCCAACTGAGATATATTGCGAGAAACATCGATTAGGAGCTGAATTCAGTGACATTACAATTGGGTTAGAGCTACCTGGTGTTGATTTTGTAGAGATGCCACATTATCAAAAATCAGACCAGCCACCTAATCTTAATAAACCCAAAATATAGGAGCAATAAAATGATTTGTAGCGACGCGAAAGAGTGCCCGATTTCTGATGAATGTCCGCACGGTGAAAGCCACGAGCACAACAAAGAGTGCGAAATAAAATGCAGCGGGGCCATTGAAGGCGAGGCTGAGTGTGAAGAGGAATAAGCCGGAGTTCAGAGCCGAGATTGTGGAGACTAAAGGGATTGAATATTTTAAGGCGTATCATAACGCTGAGTCTGATCAAGCCCAGGTGATGACGATTAACCCTGTGAAGGCTGAAATCATGATTAATACCTTACAAAACTATATAAATAACAAAAAGGAGGCTTGATAAAAACATAGAATTGATATAAAATAAACTCAGACAATAAAAGCGAGTACGAGCCGCTAAGAATAGATTTTTAAAGCCCCAAGGCGCTCACTGCTCGTACCAGTGAATTGCTAAGGGGTTTTTTATTGGATAAATTTTAACCGTCCGTTAAATGGAGAGGATAAAAACAACGCAAAATAAGGAAATGAGATGAAAATATTAGTAGCTTGTGAAGAATCACAGACCATAACAAAAGAATTACGCAAGTTAGGCCACGAGGCGTATTCAAACGATGTTGATGAGTGCAGCGGTGGGTTGCACTCAATACATTTGCAAATGGATTGCTTTGATGCAATAAAGTTTTTTGATAAGTGGGATATGATTATAATGCATCCACCATGCACTGCGATGACTGTCTCAGGTAACAGCACTTATGGGTTAAATAAAGATGGTACGCCAAAGCCAAAGCACAACGAGCGAGTAAAAGCTGTAAAATGGACTCAAGATTTATGGAACCTAGCAACTTCTGTTTGTGATAAAGTTGCAATGGAGAATCCTGTAGGAGTTCTTAACACCATGGGGGATTTTCCTAAAGCAAACTATATACAGCCTTACCAGTTCGGACACATGGAGCAAAAGAAAACAGGATTATGGCTTCACGGATTGGAGCCACTGAAAGCAACTAATGACGTATATGAAGATATGATGAAGTTGCCTAAAAAAGAGAGAGAGCGACTTCACTATATGTCACCTGGTCCAGAACGTACAAGAATGCGAAGTAAGACTTTCGCTGGAATTGCCGAGGCTATAGCGTGGCAGTGGGCTGGTCAAATTTAAACCGTCCGTATAATGGACACAATAAAAACTAAACAAAATAAGGAATGTTATGAATGTACTTTCATTATTTGATGGCATGAGTTGCGGGCGCATAGCCTTAGAGCGTGCCGGTATAAAAGTAAATAATTACTTTGCAGCTGAAATAGATAAATATGCTATCAAGGTATCAAAGGCAAACTGGCCGGACATCGAGCATCTTGGAGACGTTACAAATAATTGTTTTTGGGACTTACCAAAAATTGATTTGCTGATTGGTGGTAGCCCTTGTCAAGGATTTAGTTTTTCAGGCAAGCAACTGAACTTTGATGATCCTCGTAGCAAGTTGTTTTTCTCTTTTATAGACTGCTTAAATGCGTTTAAACCAAAATATTTCTTTCTTGAAAATGTGAGAATGAAAAAAGAATCCGAAAGGGTCATAACAAAGCTGCTTGGTGTTGATCCAATTAAAATAAATTCAGCGCTGGTATCTGCTCAGAATAGAAAGCGGCTATATTGGACTAACATACCAGGTATATGTCAGCCAAATGATAAAGGAATTATCCTTAGAGATATTTTAGAGAATGGAGAAAACTTTGTATATCAGAGAGCGAGAGGCAATAATCCTGGTGGTCTAAGATCTGATAAATCCCCGTGTATGGGTGCTAGTTCTTGGCAGCACAATGTTAAAGTACTATCCAAGGCAGCTCTTGTAAGAATTGAAAGAAAAAACTATTCTAAACCTAAAATCATGCCGGAAAAAACAGGCACACTAAATACTGTGAATAATGCGCCAAAACTTTGTTTTGACTCAGGAAGTACTCTTATACCGGTAGGGGGTGGTGATTACAGAATGCTAGTTCCAGTTGAGTGTGAACGGCTTCAAACAGTTCCCGATAACTACACAAACCACGTGTCAAAAACACAGCGTTATAAGATGCTAGGTAACTGTTGGACTATCGATGTTATTGTTCACATATTCAAAGGGTTAAAATAACAACCGTCCGGTTTTCGGACAAGGAGAAAATATGAAAAAAGATAAAAAATGCTACGTGTGTGAAGGAAATACACCGACTTGGATAGACCATGATAGATGTGAAAAGCATGATGTGTGCCTAACTTGTGGTATTAATCGCAAAGATTTAAAAGAACCACCTTGGGGTGATGAGAAGGGGTTTGTCTGTAAATCGTGCGAAGAGCAGACAGTAAAGGATAAAGTTGATTCTTTTCAAGCAACAGAGCCAGAAGAGATGGATTTATACAGTAATGATAAAATTATCTGTCCAAACTGTGGTGAAGAGCATGAATCTGATGGTGAGTCGACAGCCTTTTATTCTGAAGATAGTCATGATTTTGATTGCGGTGAATGCAACACCACATTCGTGGTAGAAACCCGTATGAGTTTTAGCTATCAAACAAGCATAAAGCAATAACGTCCGGATGATAGACATAATTTACTCAGTCTAAGCAAATCGGTACAAGTTGAGTTCTCGGAATTTTGAAGGGCTGAAATATTGCCTTTCGGATTCTAAGCTACAGTAAGAAAAATTACTGATCGGTAAGAAATAATATAAGAACCCGTCTATCTGGGTGAGTCTAAAAATAAATGGAAAAATATAATCTTCTGTTGTTGCATTATTGTCCAAAGGACAATATACTAAATATTAACAAAGGGGGACTATGACACGAATACAGAAGTTGATACAGTCTACAGGCGGGACAAAGAAGTTTATAGCCAGTGTAGGCAGCATACCAAAGAGTACAGTTGATTCATGGTCATGTGGAAGAAAAGAACCGCCAGAGTGGGCCACAGATCTAATTGAGGATAAACTAAAAGAAACTTAACCAAACGAGGCCGACCATGACACTTGATCTTGAAATTCAAATAGCACTATCTCCAGAATGTAGAGCTATTGCATTCAACAACTATTCTTATAAAGGTGGTCAGAAAGTAATGTTAGCCGACACGAAAGTGGCTATTTCAACAGCACATAAGAGACTAACTAAATAACCAACATATGAGGAGATAACATGACTTGGAAAGAAGAGATAGAGAATTTAAGTGAAGAGGCAGCGAAGAAGTTTTTGGATGCAACAGCAATAGCAAACTTTGCTATGATTGCAAAAGAAATGCTTTGTGATGATTTGAAAGCCGTAGCTGTTAAAGCAGTTCAAGATATGAATGAGATTACTAACAACTGGTAGTCTATAAAACGAACGAATGAGGTGATGATATGTCTAAAGGTAGTATAATTAAAAACAGTGAGACTTTAAGGCTTGACGTAGTTATACCTGAGAGTGACTTAAAATTCATGCTTAGTGAGCTTCTTAGAAGAGAATATGACATGGTTGGTAAGTTTGTTAACATCAACTCTGACATGGTTTGTGAAGAAGAGGGAGGCAAAGAGCTTTATAAAGCAACAAGTATAGATAAAATATTGATGTCTATAATCAAGCGTATTGAGATTTAATTCTAAAAACCGAAGGGATGAGGTGAGGATATGAGGAAATTTAATAAAGATGAGCCTTACTTAACTATGAGTGGAGTTGCTAAGAACTTTGACCCTAAATCAACAGCAACAAATATTCAGTGTAGCTTAACTGTAAATGGAAACGACTTCTTTATAGATGTGACAGGTAGAACCCAAAAAGAAGCAGAACAAAAATACAATGATGCATGGGAAAGAATTACTAATTCCAACAAACAGCCTTCAGAAGATGAAGATTACAAAAGAGAATTAGAAAAACTTTGTAAAGAATATAAACCACCACTCATTAATCGAATGGGCGGTAAGCGCAGAACTAAAAAAGAATGGGAGTGATTCCAACAACCCAAGGTCATAAATTATGATGACACGCAGAAAGTTCGCACGTATAATGAGAGCAAAAAGAGTCGCCTTAGAGACTGCAGGCAGTCTTAGGGCTTGTGTTAATAACACCATGATATCCAATGTTTTATCTTCTGAGGAAAATCAAAAAATAGAAGACGTTGAGGATATCTTAAGAAAAGCAAATGAGCTTATTAAATAATCCAATTAACGAAACTAAAACGGGGTGATTATGAAATGTCCACACAAAGATTTTTTAGGATCAGAAATAAAGGAGGGTGATACTTTAATTCACCCAAGTGGCGAGAAATTTAAAGTAGAATACGTTGAAGGGTTTGGCCCGTGGCGAGCTGCCTATGAAGATGGTGATAGTTTGTGGCTTGCCAATCAAGTAAATGATAAAGGTCAAGCGGTATTATATTCCAACTAACCAACGGTAGGTGAGATATGAGAGAGTCAATAGAAGTTATTAAGTGTGATAAAATGAGAAAGACTAGAATAATAAGCGCATTTCCAGCATGTGGTAAAACATACTTATTTAATAACCCACAAAACTATTCGGTATTGGATAGTGATAGTAGCGAATACAGTTGGGTGAAAGATGATGACGGAAACAACACGAAAGTTAGAAATCCAGAGTTTCCACAAAATTACATTGATCATATCAAAACTAATATTGGAGAGGTAGACTTTATCCTTGTAAGCAGTCACAGCGATGTAAGACAAGCTCTTGATAACAATGAGTTAAATTGGTGTGCAGTTACACCTGATGCAAATTTATTGAATGAGTGGATTGGAAGGTGTTATGTTCGTGGCAGTAGTGAAGGGTTTCTTAAAATGCTAATTAAAAACTGGAAAGAATGGACGAATTGGCAAGCGATAAATATGGACTTTGATAATTGCGGTCATGCTATTTTGTCAACTGGTGAATATCTAACAGATAAATTATACTGGCTTGAAACTCTGCAATACAACGAATCTTAATTCCAACAACGGAAGGATTTGAGCAATGAATATAGAAATGTTTATAGGCAGAATTAGAAATTCATTTACCGGGTCTGAGTACGTTTTTACAAGTGGCAGTTGCTATCAGCTTTTTGTAATCGTTCTTGCTTTATTCCCAACTTGTTCAGCCTACACAAATGGCGATCATGTATTAATTGAGAATGACGGTGTGTTTTATGATATCAATGGAATTGTTGAAGACATACAAGGCTATAAGCACTATAATTATACTAAAGACGAACTTCATAAAACTACATTCTCAATGTGGTCGTGTGGCTTAGAGTGTCCGAATTGTGACGATATAATTGAGTATAGTCATTTAATAAACCAGTCTTAAAACCCAACCAAAAGGTGATGAAATGAATGAGAAAGAACGAATTACTAAAAGAGACATTGAGACGATTAGAAGAGTCTAAATAACAAAGAGTAGCGAGTATAAACGCGGTCAAGCCTGTAAGCTCTTAAAAAAAATCAGGTGGGTTTGGTTAGCCCTCGGAGAAGTAACCATTAATCTATTAACCCAAGGGTAGGTAAATCATGAGTGCAGCAGCAATAAATATGCTTTCAAAGGAAGTAACGAATTTAAATAGACAGGTTGATACTCTTATCAACGGATTCGCTCGGATTGAGAATGAAACATTTCAACCAAAGAATAAAACAGAATGTATTAGCAATGTAAGGCTAATTATTAAAGAGACTCGGCATAAACTAAATAAAAAACAACTGGGCTTAGCTTAGCCCAACAACCCAACGGTAGGTTAGATATGGCATACTGTGAAATCTGCAATGAAGGTATATGTGAGTGCGACAAGGTAATTATTGATTGTGTCGGTGTTGATGATAGACGGCATAGATGTGAACCGCACAAAGACACCGCAAAATGTGGAATGAAGGTGAAGAGAAAAAAGAATATAGATAAGATAAATTTGGCTGGGTGCTGGGAATGCACTTATTAATTACAACTAACCAACATTAATTAACAGTAATATTCACACCAGAAACATTATTCAGCCGCAATGGGCTATCAATCTCAATGCGGTTTTCTTTTATTTTGCCTGACTCGTAATAAGTGCGACTCCAACAGCACCCGCCGAGAAGCCAACATGTTAAAATGCAAAATAAGAGCCATAGAGCCGTTTTAATCTTCCTGTGTGTCATTGGGCGGGTTTCCTATCTTATTAGTCTTATCGTCTTTCTCTGTGCTTTATTCAAGCGAATTTATCTTGTATATTATATCCGTTTGAATGTGCTATATACTGAATTGTTCTTTTAGAGTTAGTTTCAATTCTTAATTTGAGCCTTCTTCTTTTTTAAAGAACGCTGATTTTCCGTACCTTCTGCACATTCTGTATAAAAAACGAGCCCTTAGTTTAGTTCTAGCAACTGAATCTTTATGCCAGAATCTCCAATAACAAAGATTCCCTTTTGTGGCCTCTGATTTTATCTTAAGTTTCATGTTTGAGTAAAGCCTTTTATTCCATGCTTTAAACTCTGACTCAGTTTTTGGTCTTAGATTATTTTCAACATCATGAATCAAGCAAGCTTCTTCCTGGAACTCAAAGTATTCTGTTACCTTGTCCCGATATTTTTCAGGCATCCACTCCGGGCCTATACCATTATATTCCTCTTCAAGTTTTACCTCATTCATTGTCCAAAACATAGGCAAAGCGTTCATACAGTATGCTTTAGCGGCAATTCTCAAGTCTATAACATGCATATTCAAAACCTCTCAATATTAGGCAACGCAAAAAGATTAATTTCTTCTGTCTGCTTTGGTACTTGAGCTTTGCGTCGAACTCCGCCGCCGGAATCAAATACATAATACTGATCACCAACCATACTGTCAGTGTCCGGGATGGAAAAGCTTATTTTCCCGCTTGTATCTGGCGCGAAAGATAAATTTTCGGACTGCATATCAGAATCTTTGTACTGAACCGATTCGTTGACAAGGCGAATTTTAAGAACTACGTTTTCGGTTGGCGCGTTCAAATCGTTAGCGTAGACAAAGATTGGAGTTCTGTCTATCTGTGTTGCGGCGGTGAACTCTTTTGTGTTCGGTGTTTCCGCGCTCTCTGGATTAATACCATCGGCAGCTACACGGAACCTTATGTCGCCCGGATCGTAAGACGTATATGTATCGTAGGTTACTAAGTACGGCGATACGGCATCTGTCCACGTTGTCTCAGCTTTTAACTGAACTTGCAGCCCTGTTGCTGGTGTCAGTGTGATTGTGTTCGTGTCGTTGTCCTCTCCACCTTCTGGAATTACTGGCGCGTCTGGTGTAGCGGGTGTGTTGATTAAATTGTAGGGATCAATTTCATTGAACAATCCATCAATCTCGGCAACCGTTAAAGCGTGGTTATGTATTCTTGATTTTGCAAGTTCAACTCCTTTGTTTGGCGCAAGCTCAACGCCTCCGTTGTAAGTATTACCAACTCCCCATCTGAAAGGGTCGTGTGATTTTCTGACAGAGAAACTAGGTGTTTCGGAAATCAGCAAAACATTATCAACGTATAGCTTTATTTCTGTATCGTTTGAGGTTTCAACAACGTGAATCCATCGACCCTTATATGCCGTAGTTGACACCGCTGAGTAATACTGGTAGCTATCAGCACCATTCAATCCATTCAATCCAAAATTAAAGCCAAGACGCATCGAGTGACCACTTGAAGTTGTAACGGAAGCCATTAACGCTTCATCTCCCCAAATAGCACACGTTCCACCATTCCAATCAGAAGGAATCCAAACCCAAGAAGATACACTCCAACAAGGGTGCTTTATAGGGTTGTCTACAGACTCAACGTATGCCGTCTCTGCTGTAACTAATTGGTCTTGTCTGTCAACAAGTGTCCCTGCTTCAAATGTCGGTGAGCCTATAAGGTTGTATAAAGTCTCTTTTTCTACTTCGTTTACCGCATCACCGTTCCAACGCTGATATGTAGTTGCGTTGTCAATGTCAATAACTTCCGTGTAGATTGTATCACGGTAAATATTGATACTTTCGCCACTTATATATTCAGCAAGATTAAAACCAATATCATTTTGGCCTAATTGATTATAATGAACATTATCAAGCATCCATCCAAGTTCTGTAAAGTCTTTTGCTCTGTCATAATAAACTTGAATCTTAGGACGTAAAACAGAGGCATCTGTTTGGGCTTGTCGTATATCAGCCCATCCACCAGACTGGGAACCGTCTTTAGCTTCTCCAAGTTCTGTTATGTACATATTATCCAGATTAAATTCAGCAACAAAGTAATCATGTAGAACAACCAAAGCGTCTCTATAGTCTGAGGTTGGTTGACCCACGTCCTGCTCACCCTGCATCCAAAGCATATCAATCCCAACGACATTATACAATGAGTTCAGCGAGAACATAGAAAGCGTGTCGTTTACTAAATCAACCAACTCACCTCTCAGATTACCCGCAGGACTCCATTCTTTTGTTGGTTGTGTCGGTATTTGAGGGAGTAAAAACGAGCCACCTTCTGTCTTCTTAACTCGGCAATATTTATCTGTGCTAAGTTCTGCTAATCCATTAGCAAATGAATTGTACATCGACTTATCTGTAATAAGTGAATAGTCTTGAAGTAATACACCATTATAGTCAAGTGATACCCCAACATCAACAGCGGGACATCCTACAACACCTTGCCCGTCTGCATTGCTTTGGCCTGCTAGTATGAATAGTCGTATATCTGTTGCCATTTTATACCTCGTGTGTTTTTAAATATTTGATAGAACGCACCGTGTAGATGCGCTCGACAAGTATTACTGAACTCTAATAGTCACAAACTTTCCGGTAAAATTAGAATCGTTCGATATGTTTTGAACCTGTATTCGCACAAGATCATTTGTCACCAATGGGATGTCAGACAATAAGGCCGTAGAAGACATTGTGCCGGAGATCTCATTTGCACTCAGTATAGATATTGGGGCGAGAGGAACACCATTTTTAACAGCTCTGAATTGGTACTCAGAAGCACCTCCAGAACCAAATCCGGATATGGTACAGAACAAGGCCCCCTCAAAATCTTCCAATCCATCATACCGCAATTCACCAGTGGTGGTATTTGTTAGGGTGAATCGTTCATTGCTACTCGTCACAACAGCTAAGGCGTCGAAATTGAAATCCGTCCACTCGGTTGGGTCTGCTATTGATGTTGCCTGTGTGTTATTCTGAACAGTTATGGAGCCTATAGCTTTACTATTTGGCACTCCGCCAATGTTAAGCACCCCCACACCTGGCACTGTTTGATCCTTCCCGCCTGCTGCAAAAAACGATCCGCCTTGATCCGTAAAAGCCCCCGAGGTCATAGATACAAGCCCCGTATATCCAGAGTCAATATCCCATATGGATTCCGTTGGTTGAGCTTCGCATTCAATGCCGTCACTAACGATCCTCTGTCCTGTACCGCTGATTCTGAAAGCCACACCATTTGAGTTAGTTCCCCCGCTCCATTGTGGTCGTTGGTATGTCTGTACATTAACATTAGTTATTGTCGCGCCGTCGTCACAACCGGAAAATCCAAACGTATTCATTGTTAAAAATGCCGAATCTGTTATTGTGAGCGGTTTTGTAACAGCTAAAAACAACACAAAATCCATAGCCAACGTATTGCCATTTGCAAAATTAATTATATTTGTAACTGTAGAAGACGCAAAGAATAAGTTCTCAATCTGGAGCCAAGTTCCAGCGTTCCCTAGATTGTCTATAAAATTACCTGTACCGGTAGCGGTCAGCGTTGTGTTTGCCTGAACACCTCTGAATAAATAACTACCGCCGACATCTATTAACTTTATGTTGTTTGGAAACGTTTGATTTCCAACATATTCATATGTTCCGCTTGACAACTCATAAAATCCACCAACTAGATCTCCAAGATCAGATGGTTCTTTTACTATAGTTGTGACCGAGAAATAATCATCTAATTCACCCAGAGTAAAATTATTAGTTTTACCATCAGCTGAATTTGTACCGATTAACTTATCTGCCACACTAAATGGTGGAACTTTTGATGCATATGTTGCTATTTTAGACATTTTAAAATCTCCGCTATGGTGTTGTGTCGTCTGTTATGTCACTTCCTAAATCATCCTGTAAAACATCACCTAAATTATCTTGTAAATCAAAAGATTTAGGTAGTGAATTCACATATACATCATCGTTATCAAAAATATCTATTCCTGAATTTTGCATAATGTCACCTTACCACAAGCAAAGCAAATCTGCCGATGTTGTATCTAAAATCGTTGATAGCCTTATTGGGTATTTTATATTAGCCAAAACAGAAGTAGTCAACGAACTCCCGTTTGGACTAGTATAATTTACCGTCCCGTCACTTTGAGCTATAAAGAATCGGCAAGGATTATCGGCAAAATCATATAGCGTTGATGATGTTGTATTTAATCCGTCTTCAGCTGGCGAACTCTTACCAATTCCGTAAGAATTAAAATCTGGTGCGTTTGTTGGCGTATCGCTCATAATATTCTCCCTATTTTTTAGCTATTTCAACTTTTATTTCGTTCATACCGTCTGTTAATAGATCTAATTTCTCAAAAATCTTTGTTGTATTTTTCTCGTGGTGATCTTTAAACTCTTTCAACACAAAGATATCTCCTTTGTTTTTGGATACATCCTTTGCTAAATCCCTCAGTCTACCGTTATCAAGTTGGTAGTCAATTCTGATATTTTCCATTGCTCCAGCTAACTTCTCTCTCTCTAAGCCCTCGATTTTTATTTTTAGCTCTGTTTTTTCATCTGACTCTTTGTTTGCTTCTTTAATTTTTTTCTCAATGTGCTCTTCGTTTTTCTTTGCCGACTCTTCATTTTGCTTTCGGTTGTTTTTGAATGTGAGTATAACCCCAAGAACTGCAACAACAGCAGTTATAATCATTACAATGAAGCCTATATCAACGGTCGTTTTGTCTGTCATTCTCATATCTCATTAATTGTTTAGCAAGTATACACGGAAGAAAGCTTAATATACATGTCACTTTATTAGGATACAATCTCAAAACAGCATGGCAGCAGTTGCCAAACAATCCCCATTTGGTTCCTTTTTCTGTATCTTCAGGATTAGGAACGTAATACAAAGTTGATAGTTTTTCTCTAACGTGTGAATCGCAGAAATCAACCTTCAAGTAATAATGGTGATCTTCTGGTGTATAATCAACTAAGTGAAAGTTTTTCTTTTTCTTGAAACAATACTGAATTCCATTTGAAACAACCGAAATGCTTGAGAACGTTGCACAGAACCAAGTCCATAAGAACGGCCCAAAGTTCTCGGGTTTTGAAAATACGATATAGCATTCATTGTCTGAATATTCATCTTGAGGCATTTCAATTGTTTTAAATGTCCGGTAAAGAATACATGTGCCAAATGTAAGAACTTGGAAGACGATAAGAGGAACATACCAAAACCATCTTGGTTCAACTCCGGCAGTCACAAAGCAATTGAATACAGCCCAACAGAAATGCAGAAATGTTATTGTTTTCAACTTCATGTCTTTGTATGATACAAGCAAGAATACTTGCAGTATGACAATAGTCGTAACAAGAACGCGCATCCATCCATATACTAAATCCAACTGATGATTATGATTCACGCCACAGTTTATGTATTCAGGATCAGGCAAGCATTCAGCGCCAATGCTTAAAGCGAAGCTAATTATTACCAAGAAGTAAATCACTTTTTAGGTTTTGCTCTCCTTGCAGCGCGAGCGCGTCCAATTCTAACGGCATTCCCCGATACTTTAGTGCTAGGCTTTCCGCACCCTTTCATCGGCGTTGGTTTTTTTGCGATTGGCATGATTACACCTCCTGTGATGGATTTGTTATCGGTTGAGCGAATACGGCATCGTCGGCAATTGCAGTATCAACTGTATCGTTGTACGCTCCTGTATCAGTCACATAGTTCTTTTCCTCAAATTGCGCCACAGTAATATTCTCAGTATCACTGTAATCTGCAAGAATTTGATCAACAAGAATTTTAGTGTACTTGTCAAAAAGCATTTGAGTGGTAAGCGATGTCATTTGCTCGATATCTTCAACGCAGTTAACTGGTATTGTCATGAAGTCATCATCACCGTCACCTGTAACAACAACAAGACCATCAGGAAATTTTTGACTGATCACATTTCCATAACGCTGAACCTTATCCGCACCATCTTCGATAACAACGCGGTTTTTATCATTGCACAGAATGTCAATATCTCCATTCGTACATTTAGCAAGCATCCAGCCGTATTGAATTTCTTTGCGGCGATCTTTGATAGCCGCCTTGTGTGCTTCTTTTGCTACTAATCTGCACGCGGCTTCATTTATAACTATAGCGTCTGCTACTCTATGGTATAAGTTTGCGTTCTGGTTGAATACCTCTGCCATATCCTGCTCGATACAAGTATTATCGACACTCTTATCCTGCCACGACTGTTTTTTATAAGCGTAGTTGTCGTTCGGGAGAGCCCCCACATAATCTGTGCGCATGCAATTGTGAATTACATCGTCTGTACTTTTACAAAAGAAACCTATTAACATTATACTATCTCCTTTAATTAACCGTTAGTGTCCACGGTTGTGATTGTTGTGTTTGTTTTGGCACTGATACAATTATCTCACCCTCTATACTATCGTTATTTGACGCGAATAGTGTTATACTGTCAATTAAAGATATAGTGTCACCAAATGACTGGGCTCTCAATTCTATCCTGTTTTCTTCCGAAATACTTTTGTTTATTGTTGGCCTATTTTGTCCACTCTTAGGGTATATGTATATTACACCGTGGTTAACTGTAGCCCCATCTTGACATATGAATAACTGGCTAACGGTTGATGAGTTAGCGGAAACGCTCCCGCTAATGGCCCTTATAAAAGCACTAGGGTATATGCTTGACCCATCACCTATAAGTCTACATAATAAACCAGCCACTCCACTCAGAACACCATTCCATTCTATTTTTATGGCTCCAGGTATCTTATCGCCTTCTATATCGTCAATTGTTATTCCATTTGCGAACCCGCTGTTAACAGAGTAAGACAAAACGCGCCGCATAGGGACAGGATCAATGGAATAACCCTTACGTCTCTTAAACAATGCAACAAGCCCTTGGCCTTGAGTGGTTGAAACCTCTATTGATGTTACGTTTGTTATCGTGTCTGGGTTCCAGATACCGAACTCGTCTTGCTGTGTTGCAAATTGGCTACTGCTTGATTGTACGGATAATCGTTTTTTACCGCTTTTTGCGTATATACGCACAGAACCGTCCTTTAAACTAGCATCATATTGTACTGTTGAATTAGCTGGAAGAAGGCTCCCACCGTTATTAGATAATCTTTGCTTTATTCTGTTAGATACAGAGTCACCTTGTAGTCTGACGATGTATTCAGTATCGCCAGCTGAGAACTCACTAAAACACCGCAATACATATTCTTCGTCAACGTCTCCATTTAACCCGGTAAAAATATGTGTCTGGTTGCTTCCATCAAAATAATAAAGTCCACCGTCAACCAACTCTACCCCGTTAAGAGAAGACAGTTTCGGTATTTTGTATATTCTAATTATTGTGCCCTCGGTATTTGAAGTTTCAGCCCCAAATAGAAGCGACTGGAGCTTTGAAACAACATCCTTCCAGTAAAAAGTAGCTTTCCTAACGCGTTCATTCGTGGATATACCATCATTAGAAAATACATCAAAACTTCTCTCGCTAGCACTTCCTGAACCCGTTATGTGTATTCTAGCAACGCCCTTTCCATTTTGGCGGTGGTAACCTGCCAAAACAAAAGAATAGGTATCATCTATTAGCGCTGATGCGCTGGTTCCCTCTCCGTCCATCTCATAACGACGCATCGGATTACTAGTCGCATCACTATTCGGCAGCATGCTAATAAAATTAGAGGATAAGGTACTTTCATCTGCTTCAATCTCAACAAAGTAGTCATTAATGTCATCATCGAGAATAACCCCTGTATTAAGCGGGCTAGTATTGAAATCGGCTGAAGCATCAAACTCATAGATTAAAGCGTTTTTTAGGTTATTCATAATACCACCTATCCGTTACCAAATATAATACGTCCTGTTAAAGCGGATTTAGTAACCCTAACGATACCCATAGCTTCTGTAAAAGGCTGCGAAATCGTTCCATCTGATACATTTAGATTCATCACCTCACCGTCACCGCCACCACCTACAAATAAAGACGATTTGCAGTAGATCCAGAACACTCCTTTATCAGGAAAACCAGCGTCTACAGTGAATGTTTTAATAGCATCAACTGTGTCAGCCAAGTTAAAAAGCTTGTCTTCGTCTCCTGATTCTACTAGATAATTGTCTGTTTTTTCAATTTCTTCGCTCCATATAGAAGCACCACCATTTCCAAGAACAGCTTTCTTTGCAACGAGCTCTGCCTTATCTAAGGCGCTGTTTATAACAAATCCATAAAGCGCAGGTACAGAAATATCGCCAGAGTCAAGCGGGTCGACATAGCCGTTTTTTGTTACATCAAGAAGACCAAGACCGTTGATATTTACTTCTACCGCACCTGTATTCTCTTGTGTAATCAATGCAGAATAAGTCGCTCCAGCTTGGTAAACCGCTGGCTTTCCTGCGTCAAACGGTGAGCGCGTGGTCAAAATAATTGAATTTGCGGAACCAGATGCAACACAGTCGCGGCCTGCTGTAGCGCCTCTCATGATCGCCTCTCTAAGTTGAGTCACGTTCGATGCATTCAACGTCTGTCCAGACATTTCTATTGCGTTTTTTTCTTCGTCATTATTCTGATTAAACTCACTTGCAGTCAACTGACTTCCTGTGATTTTATTTGGTACATCTGACATTTTGCAATCCTCCTATGATTCGTTTATATAAATTATTCTTACATTCGCAGGCTTTAGTTTGCTAAATAAACATTTCATTACTGCTGTAGCACTCTCAGCAAAAGTAAACGGAAATGTATACGGAAATCCACCAACTAAAATGCCATCCATATCTACAACCATTGTGAATCTAGCCCACTTTAAGTTTTCAAAAAAGTAATAAGGGAAGGTAAAAGGAAACGTCGCCTTGTCCCATCCTGCTATAATTGTTATATCTAATCCAAGTATTGCCGCTATTGCTACGAATTGCTCATTTGTTGTTGTTCCATTCAGACTAATTTTTAACTTTATAGCTTCAATTCTTTCCTCTATTGTCGTTCCGAATCCATCAAGGCAACCGCCTTTTATCCCAAACTCTTGCTCGAACTCATCGATAAGCTTATCCGTTGTTTCAAGCTGAGTCTCACAATAAAGCTCATTTTCTGCCTGCTCTGTTCTGCTTAATTCAAGTCCAACTGCAATAAGCACATTTCTAAAATTCGTGTCCTCAATATACTTGGCTGTCCACACGTCACCATTCGGCAACTTTTGCGCCAGTAGATCGGCTTGCTCTTCTCTTGAGTGAACCGTGAATTTATTTACACAAGTGCTCATAGTGAATAAGTGATATCCCCAAGTGCTATTATTTCGTTATATAAGCTCTCAATACTTCCTGTTGGCGTTGATAAAACAAACTGATTTACGCCTTGTTTCGTTTCTATGTCAAAACTATTTTGTATAGCTGTTCTGTAAGCGTCCTGTGTGATTGTTGCACCAGGCTCAGTTGTAAAGAATAGATCCTCAAGATTTTGAGCTATTGAAGTTCTTAGCCCGCTGGTATCAGGAACCAATGTTGTAAAAACAAAATCAACGCTCTTCAATGTTGGCCCGTCAACTATAACGTCTGCATCAGATGTATGCGCTGGCTTAATTGTAAGTATCTGATCTTTCACGTCTTGTATTTCCTGAGCACTTGGAATTATTGTTGCGTCATTATCACGAACAAAGAATACTCGGACTTGTCCAGGCTGAATGTTACTGTAATCAACCGTTATGCTTCCTGTTGCAGTTCCATTTGATCCGGGGTTATAATAAGCAACGTTATCACTATCTACGACAAGACACTCAAAATCTCCGTTATACTCGGCTTCATTTGCTCCCGACGGCTGTATCAGCATACCGCTAAAAAGATCGTGATCCTCAGGAAACGTTATATTCTTAAATCCGTTTATGGATGTTATTGTAGTTGCAACTTGACTTGTGTTTACTTCGTTAGCACCGATCACCCAAACACGTGTAACACCGGATACTTTGCGCGCCTCAAGTTCGATGCTTGTTTTATCAAAATTCGTCTGAGGGTTTTGTTGAAATAATTCTATTCTTTCTCTGAACGAATCTTCACTTTCAACATCGGCCCCGCCATCCATACCGGAAAACTGAGTATAAACATTGCTTTCAACACCGGCGATAGATTGTGATAGAGACAATATAGAGCCGCCTGCTAAGTTTGCTGAGGCTGTAGCGGTTTCAGATATAGCAGAAACGACTACTCCTGTATATGTTGCCGTTGGTAATCCTGTCGCGGGGCTGGTAGTAGAGCTTAACAAAGTATATTGCAACTGAGTTTCAGAGATAACAGTTATAACAAAATCGCCGTTGTATTCAATCTCAACAGTGTCAGCAAAAGTTATAGTCATCCCGGAGCCTAAACCATGAGCAGTATTAAAAACAGCGGTAGCAGTAACACCTGAACTTGTCAAAGTCGGTATTGCAATTGTATTTTCAGAAATGGTTTTAGTTAGCTCAGAATTATATGTCTCTCCATTTTGCCCTTGAATAGGTGTGTTAATTGGAACATCGGTTCCGGCAATACCGACAAAGATAACATTTCCTTGTGCCTGAATTGGACTGTTAGGTGTCAATCCGTATTCAAGACCTTTATTTAGTAAAGCCTGCTCCTCTGCCGTAGCTGTGAATGTATCACGCACAACTATTTCAAGCGAGTCGTAAAGTTCTCTAACTCGGTTTGAGTCTGAGACTATTAAAGCATTTGGCAACCCTGCCGGATCATATGGATTTGACAAAGGGTTTACAGTTTTAAAATCAGCCCGGCCTCTGTCACTTAATTCTTCAATTGTTGGTGTGTCTAATGGCATTTTATCCTCTAAAATAAATTGAACCTTTCCAAATTTGAGTGGTATACTTTGCAACTATATCAGAATCCACTTTAAATATAACATTGATTTCTATTGTTTCCATTTCCAAAAGTCTGCCAGATACGTCTATTTGTGTTGCAAGACCTCTATCAATAAAGTGTTGCAGAGCGTCCTCAGTATCTGATATGTAATCGTTGAGCGTATCTTGTCTCAATCTTGTTTGCTTATTTAGCCACCATTTTGAGCCTATAAAATAAGCTTTTAATGGAGAAACAACATCGCCCTCCCAACCTCGTCGTAATTCAGGTTGCCGTATTTCCGATGGTTCGGCACGTCGGTCTGATTTTAGACTGATGTTTATTTCAGTATCATAACTGTCGTCATTACGAAAGTCACCGGCAGAATCAAACTCGATGTCGTAAATACCAGTTTCTTTTTGCTGAAATAATCCAATTGTTTTTTTATTTATAGTCATAAGAATCCTATTGATTGTCCGGAGGGCCAACTGTGCCGCTATTATGTGTGTGTGCATCAACCGATTGATCAATGTCCCAGAATAAAGCTCCAAGCGATTGTATAATATTACCTATTATGGTTCCAATTACCGTTAAGCTTCCATTTATAACAGTATTTGCGTTTATAACTAAATTTGGCGCAGTCATTGTAATCATTTCGGTTGCTATTATGTTTGCATTTTTAGCCCTTATTGTTAAATTTTCGGGGACGGTTATAAATCCATCTTTTGTACCAATTAGCTCAAAGTCACCAGTAGCTCTTAATACAAGTTTAGCTTTTGAAACCGTGCTAAATAAACAGACATCACCTTCTTTTAAATCTGTTGGCCTGTTTTTATAATCATTACCAAATCCAACCATATCATTATCATTACCGCGAAGAGGAATAACAACCCAAGCAGAACCGACCGGAGGCATAGAAAAGAAACCATATGGCGTAACATGTGGAACTTCCTTTATCTGCCCCAAGTATGAAACCTGAGCAACAGTAAAAGAACCATTATCATAAGGCTTTCCTTTTTGTATTGCGCCGTAATTCATTAAAAAAGTCCCTCGCCTATTTTATTGGTGTGCTTTGTCGGATCTTCAGCTTGTAGTTTATATGCATCATTTGCAATAAAAGACAGAGTGCTAGTCGTTCCGCCGCCTTTGGCTTCATTATATACAACTGAATTCAAAAGCATTATTGATTTCACATCAGCATAAGTATCATGAACAGCTATCTTCATTCCAGCTCTCCATGTTTTGCCATTTGGAGCTTTGTGACCCTTTACCACTACATTATATTTTATTGAATCAGCGCGACGTTTGTTTACTTCCCACACAGCTTGCTTTGTGCATCCTTCAGCGTCGGTAGCTGTTTTTGAAATGATAACCTTAGTTCTATTTCTTTTTACGTCAGAATCAAGAGCCTCGCCTTGAATATCCTCAACATTTAATCCGCCTCTTGCTATGCCTGCAAACCCATCCGAGCCGCCTTGAGATTTCACGATAATCTTTGAAAATCTCTTGCTCATGTTGTATTCTGCTTTTCCTGATTTAATAAATTCGTTGTCGGTTTCAGCGTATCTATTATTCATAGTTATGTCTGTTGAGATTCCTGTATTATTGTACAAAACAAGACCCCCGAGGCCGTCTGAGCTTAATACTAAGCCTTTAAGCTCTGCATATTTCTTCAAGAATTCAAAAATACTGTCGCCTGTTTTTGCGCTCATCTCCTCTTCTTTTGTGAAATCAGAATCACCATCGCTTTCATCAATTACTTTGATTCCGCTAAATCCGTTGTCAAGCATAACTTTTACACAGAACACACTAAATGTCATTGGCCCCTGGTACTGAGTATTAGCGAAAACAGAACTATCAACCAAGTCAATTAAATTGCCATGCCCGCCGGTAGTAAGATCGTGTGAGCTCTTGCTGTATGATACCGTGTTTGGATTTATATATCCTCTAAGAATATGCTCACCGTCGATCTTAACTATAACGTCGTCATATTCCTTGATGCCAGCGTCTTCTAGTTGTTGAATAGACGTTGAGAACTCAAAGCTACCAGCAATAGAATTAAGGGCATCGGTAACCTTTATTTCCTTGAGGCTTCCAAATATTTCACCATTTATTAATATTTCTATTGTCATTACAATGCACCTTGCTGAGTTATAATTTTCAGAGTCCCTGTTATGCCGCCCGTTTCTTCAAGTCCATTGAGACTTATAATCAAGCTGTATATCAGCTCAAACTCTTCCGTTCCCTCTGTCATGCCGTAGTACTGGTAAATAAGAGTAGACAATCCGGTATTGAAAACTTCTATCTCTATGATTCGTGAAACATCAAGAGCCAAGCTTTTTGTGATCTCAGTGAAATTAACCCTTATTGATTGAAGCTCAGTATATTGCTCTGATGTTGTAATATCATCGTTAAGTATCTTTTGAAATTGTGCCTGAATAACTATGTTGGTATTATTCAACTCATCTTCTGTTTGGTATTCAATTTCAACCGATGCAGCCGTTGCGTAAACCAAAGCATTTGACTGAGTTATCATTGCTTGTAACACTTGATTGTTCGCCTGCTCAACGCGAGTTCTTGTAGTCTGCGGTATTGTCGGAGCATCGTCACCAAACCCAAATAGTCCGGCAAAAAAATCGAATCTACTCTTTGCGGTCGTTATGAATCCATAAGTTGCTCCATACAAATCAAAGATATCACGCGCAAGGTCAACGCCACTTGTAAAATTGCCTTTCTCGAATCCAAGAAGTTGAGATGTGAATTCACCTAATTTTGTAGGATCGTTTATTAAGCCCTCTGCTTTTTTAAAGCCAGCCGCCAAATCTTTCACGAACTTCTGAGCTTGCTGCATTGCAGAAAGAGTTGATATTCCGTATTCGGGCCCAAATTTAGCACTATTTAAAGTAGCAATAAATTCAGCCTGGTTAAATACTTTTTGAGGTGTTACTTTTGACCGGACAAATCCAACTCTATCTATGACGGTAAATTTGACAGATATGGGCGCTATGCCTATCTCTGCTATACTTTCATTCAATGTATAAGGGCCGTCAACAACAACATAAAGCTTGCCTTGTGTTGGGTGAACTAAATCTTTACCAGCCCCGCGGCTAAGGATAGCCTCCATAGAATCACGGTTTCGGTAATACTCGCGCCCGACCCCGTGAACATATATATTCATATTAAAACTGCGAGGCGGCTTACCAACTTCCTCTTGATCAACATTGTCAGAGTTGACATAAGAATGTACTATTGTACTTCCGCCATCAGTAACAGCGCTCTCAGTAAAGTTAAATGGGATCCCGTCAATAGATCCTTTCAATAAATCTTCTTGACTCATTATACACCTCCAGCGAAAGAAACACCGGCATTATCAAGCCCGAATAATTTTGTTTTAACTGATTCAATTTGATTATCACGATCTCTCATGTTTATATTTAAATCAGCCCTTATTCTTTGGTCTGGCGCTTGCTGCGGTGAAAAACCATCTACAGTAAGTTTTTTCTGTTCTTCAAGTTTTAATGTAGTGTCTCTTCCTGATTGTAGCTTTTCAGCCATCTTTTCCATCTTGCTGCTTTCAATTCCGATTGCATTAGAAACCCATGCAATTTTTTCCATTATCCAACCAATCTTACTTTTAAAATCACCTATTATACCGTCCCAAAGAGCAGTGAAGAAAACACCAACCGCTTCCCAATTTTTAATGAGGAACTTAGCCGCGGCAATCAACCAGAATATAGGGCCACCAACTATCCATTTTATTATAGTCCCTAACATCCCAAAGCTGTCGAACCAAGCATTTATAGCATCCCAATTATTCCACATCAAGGTTGTTATGGTTATAATTACCGCTATTAATGCAGCAATTAATGCTATTGTACCAGCTGCAGCAACTCCAATCGTTCCTATAATAGTTGCAACGCTTCCGGCAATAGCCAAGACTGGTGATAACACAGCAAGGAAAACAATAAATGCTATGGTTAAAAATTTGGTTGACTTTCCAGAATCAGTAAACTTCTTTGCTAACCATGTGATTGCCTTAACTAGTTGAAGTGTTATAGGCCGGAGCTTGTCACCCATCTCTATAAGGGCCAGTGTCAATTCACCTTTCATGTTGGCGGCATTATCTGCAACTGTTTTCTGAACGTTTGCATATGCAGCTAAAACTACACTGTTATCTTTTGTCTGGTTCTTTGATTCTTCTAATGTATCTGTCAAAAGTTTCATTTTCTCATCAGTCAAACCAAGAGCACCGATCATTGCTCTAATATTAGGCAATGCCATTTTTATTGCATTTGGATGCTCTTTCTGAGCTTTTAACAATCGTCTGAATGTTTCTGTTAATCCAGCCGCTCTTACATCAGTTACCTTGAATGGTATGTTTAAAGCCTTAAGTGTCTTTGCTGCTCTACCTTGAACGACAGACAATTGAGAGAATACTCCACGCAAAGAAACAACGGCCTCTTCTGTTGAGAGTCCACCCTTTGTGAATATTGCAGTAGCGGTCGCAGCTTCACCGAAACTAAGCCCCATAGCTTTTGCAATAGGCAAAAACCTGCTTATTGATCCGGAAAGAGTCTCAATGTCAGTTCGTCCAATTCTCTGAGCAAGAAATAAATCACGGGCAACTTTCGCCGCCCCGCCTGCTTTTATTTCCCACACCTCCATTGCTGAAGTCATAGCTCTAAGGGCTGGAGTCAATGCCGAGTTACCGGCTTTAGCTAGAATCAATCCCTCTTTATATGTAGATAAGGCGCGTTCAGTAGCCCCCATGCCTGAGACTGTATCAAACATAGCACTGTTTGAGCCCTGAATACCAAAGCCCATGCTGATTGCTTTTTTGGTAACACCTTCTATGGATTTACCTATTTCAGAATAGCGTTTCGTTGCATTAAGGTTGAAGGTAGCGGTTAAGCCCGCCTCAAACTTTGCATGAGCTGCAACGGATCCCATTATGGTAGCTGTTGCAATAAGGCTTGCTGTTCGGGTAGATGAAGCCATTGACTTCATTCTGCCGCCTGCAGCCCTAAGTGTTGCGCCCATATTGGCTTTTGCTTCTTTAGCCTTTTTCTTTAAGACCTCGAACATAGAGCCGACTTTCTTGCCTTCATTTTTTATAGATTGAAGAGCTCTTGAGCCAGCCTTACCCATCTGTACAAAACGAGATGACATAACATTGGCTTGAGCTTGGTTAGCCTTGAGTTGTTTTTGAAGGTCTTGATTGTCTTTTTTGAATTTCTTCATTGCCGGGCTCATCCGGTCAATTACTTTATATAAGAATGCTGCTGAAAAGGCCATTTGTATAATTCCTTAATTTACTTTATGGAGTAGCTAATCTCTTAGCCACTCTAAAAACAAATTACATATTTCTATTATTTTGATCATTCTTACGTTGAGCCGATTTATTGAACTCTTCAATAATTATAGCCATCTCGTCGAATGAAGTCTCATTTCTCAGCTTATGATAATCAAAGCTTCCTTGACTCTCGATTGCTAATTGAGCTGACTGGCGAACGACTTGCTCGTTGTTTAGTCCAAAATATTTGTAAAATTTACAATGTAGTAACCTAGCAGCCTCCGCAGTTCTTTATGCGGGATTAACTCAACAACATCTTTGGTAACTGTCAGATTACCGTTTATTTGAGCTTTGTTCGCCCCATAAGAAAGAATCTTTTTCAAGACTTTGTAGCATTTTTTAATATCAGCCTTACCCATCGTAAGCTGAGTAAAAATGATCATTGCCTCCTTGTCTTCTTCTTCTCTTATTTCAGCTTCAGATTTCGCTTTTTCTTTTGTATCATCTTCTTTCTTTGCGTCTGTAGCTTCTTTGATTTGCTCATCCGAGATACCCTCTGATAACTTCATCGAGTTAGCGTAAGCAAACCCCTGTTGTTCCTCAAGTTCACCAAGATAATCAGACATCGACCCGTTTGGCTCCTGAATTTCAATGTATTCCGCTGTTTGTTCAGCGTCAAACGTTGCAATTCCTGTCTTGAATGGTTTTTTAAAATCCACCTTTAACATTCTACACCTCCATTTAATTTATTAATCGCGCCTATGCTGGGACGCGATTTATTACTCATTAAGTTAGCTTAGAACCTTTGAATTCCAAGGTCTTTTTACCATCGCTTCCGGTAGAAAATTCACCGTTAGCGTTAGTAGATTTTCCTCTCATTGTTGTTTGAAAGTCTGAATCATCAGACCATACAACAATTGAAACAACAGGGCGACGCTCAAGAGCGTTGATATCTTTTACGTTTTGCTCTGTTGAGTACATGTCAATTTTAATATGACCAAGAGCCTCTTCAAGGTTGTCAGAAGTGACGAAACCGCCGCTCTCTGTTCCCTTAAAGTCGCTTGGTGCGTTACCGTAGTTGAGCATGATTGAGTTCGCGACGATATCAGTTAGTTCGATTTCGTCTACTCTTACTCGTAGTTTTCCAATTACTTGAGACATTTTATATCCCCTTATTAGTTAAGATTAAATGTTATTGCAAGAGGCGCGTTAATAATGCGCGTCTGTGTGTAAATCGGAAGAATAGCTTGGATGTCAATTGTACCAGTGAGCAAGTCAATGTTAACAACAAGAGCATCATTATACTTCTCTGCAACAGTTGAGCCAGTGCTACCAAGAACACCAGAGCGAAGCAATACAAACTCTTCACTTGATAGCGATTGGTAATACTTCATCATGTCAGCCTTAACACCGTTCTCGGATGCCGAAGGATGCTCAGACAATGATTGACCATCAGTAAGGCGAGCCTGCCCGTAGTCAATTTTCAATCCAAGGAATATGAACTCACGAGAAGCTGTTGAAGTATCAACATAGTTCAAGAACTTGTATGTCAAGTCAGTCAAGCCTTGAATATTCGTCTTATACATTGTCAGCAGCTCACCAAGAATAATAGCGTTTCTTGATTCGTTGTTACCCATCAGCGAGAAACCGGCATCCATAAGATCTTTCACTTCGCCAGATTGAGAATCGCCTTTGAATCCTTCACCAAGCGGAATTGGATCAAGTGTAACAACGAGCGTATTTGCATAAGGCAGTGTCGCAGTGTGAACTCCACCGATATTGTCAGCAGGGGTGCGAGTTGTCATAATGCTGGCAAGGCTTGAGTTGTCATTCAAACGAAGTGCGCGCGTTCCAGCAATCATTGCAACGCGGTTTTGAATCTGAGCTCCAAGAGCGTTACCGGTTTTGAATGTCTTGGCAACTGGCTTGTCTCCCTGAATCAATAGAGACTGTGAATTCTCTGCATCACCAACCACAACAAGATTTGACTTTGTGTCAACGATTCCTGTGAATAAAACACCGTCAAGAATGTTATTCGCGAAATTGAAGCGACTGTCAAGGAAGTCCACCATGTCGCCAATGCCATATTCATGAGGCATTACAACATCTGTGCGGTATTCGTCCATAAGGTCTTCAATGTTTGTGATAACCGGGTCAGTTGCGCCGCCAGTGAAAGCCGTAAGAGCAACAGATATTCCAGCAACAGAACCTTCAACAATTAAGTTGATTCCATCCCCGACAGTTCCTTTATTCTTTGCTGTCAATGTTACAACACCAACCGCATTAACTGCAGTTACAGGCGTTCTAGTCAATGCTGTTATTGCAGCTTCAAGAGCGTCACCGACCAGTGTCGGAGTATCATCGATAACAACAGGAACAATTGCTTTATGCTCGCTGTCTTTATCACCGGCGTAAACTGTAAACGTTCCATTCTCTGTGGCATTTGTTCCGGTAAAGGTAACAATACCTTCTGACGATGTACCCGCTCCATCTTCAAGAGCAATCGCGTTGACCTGGGAAACATTGTTTGTTTTGCGATAGTTACGAATCATCTCAGCGAGCATTGAGCCTGCACCGAAAAGCGCGTCCTCTGCATTTGCGTCGATGTCTTCGATTACCTCAAGAGCTGTTGCAGAACCACCCGCCAGCTTTTGACCGATAAATGTTGTTACTTTTGGTTTCACCGCCCGTACTGGCTCCGCTGGTATTAGCGGTGCGTTGATGAACGGAAACTGTACTTTGTCAGCCATCTTTAAATCTCCTTAAATTCGATTGTGTCTGTTGCGATTGTTAGTTTATTGTTGGTGTTATTATCTTTGTAATCAACTATTATTTTTCTAACTTTTACCGTTGGCGATATAAACCCGTCAAGATTCTTTAGTGTTATCGCAGCTCCGAATTCGTATAAGTGACCGTATATTGCATTGTCATAATGCTCAGGGTTATCACCATCAAAAGAAACAGAGCTTGTCGTTTGTGATGTTGATTGAACAGGCTTGTAATTTATAAGTGACTTCCTGAGCGCATTTGCAATATCAACGCTCAATTCATCCACTGTATCAACACCTGAATCTTCGTTGTTTATTTTTGCTAAAACAAAAACCGAAAAACTTTTAAATAGTTCCTGTGTATATTCGCCGTCTTTATTGATGTAGTTGAAATCGTGATTGCCTTCGCGCTGCTTTGAAACATTGGTTGCCATTGGAATTACAAAAGCCCAATAATCAGACGCTTTTTTATTGGTGTAATACTCAAGGGCCAACGCTGTATTGAACGCAAAAGCGATCCTTGATATATCATTTGCACTTCTACAGTCTGATGTAAAATCAGCCTCCCCGACTATTTCAACAGTGTATGTCGTAGGTGTTGGAGTGCTAACTACCTCAAACAAGCCATTGTATCGAAGCAGATTCTTTTCAAGCAGCACCGGAGCACCGGTTGCAGTCCCATCAAAAAATGGTTCCACTGAATACGTAAATTGATTTTCATTGAACACTTTAGAATCTGTGAATATTCCGTTGAACTCGCTTTCTGTGGCTCCAACAATTTCTATCTCAGGTTGAAAACCATTCGTTAAATCATTCTGAATCGTGGTTTTAGCTGTTGCCGTTCCTTTAACAGATGCAAGGCTAATTAACGGATTAGAAAAAACAACGTCGGTTAGATTAACAAAGCCGCCGACAGCCAGGCCGTGCGCACTTGCGGTTGTTATTGTGGCAGTATTACCGACAAGAGAAAACGTTGCATCAATCCAATCGTTAAACCGATCAGTGTGCAATGGTAAGTATTGCCTAAGTTGATTTATTATTTCTGAATATTTCATTATACTTCGCTCTCAACCTCGTTTCTCATTAGTTTGATAAAGTTCTTTTTAACGCTATCATGCGCCAATGTTAATAAGGGACGCTCGGCTATTTTTCCTGTCCCGGCTCTCTTTGATCCGTCTGGAGTTGCAGACTGTTGGAGGTATTTAGCATAATCAGCCTCAGCTCCAAACTTAAACATCGAAAGACCATGTACACGGAATTTCACCGAGTTCCGTAATTTACCGCTCTGATTAGCCGGATATGCTCCGGCCCGTGACGCTCTTGTTTTCCCAACACCTTTATAGTAGTAAACTTTCCCTGTTTTAGGCGATTGTGATATCCCCACCATACAGGCAATTACTAATTGCTTCCCTATCGACTTACTACCGTTTAAAATTCCAGTTCTTTCATTTATACCGGATAGTTCACGCCACATACTGTGTGGTATATTCCCGTTTATAATCTTGAATGAACGTCTTACAGTCATTACTTCCTCAAAGAGGTTAAATTATCATCTCCTGTTGAATCAGTCTCATCTCCCAACTCAATGCAAGTGACTTCAATAAACCGGTTATCTTCGTTTAGGTTTTCAAATCGGTCTATCTCAAAAAACTTATTATTTAACTTTGCGATCATCTTCTTTTCGAATGAATACCCGTCATGCGTTCTCATTACCGTTGTATCTGGCCCACGGTTTGTATTTGTGCCGTCAAACTTCTGAACACCTCGCCTTGTTTCAACTGAGCAAAACGCCTTAAACTTTGGCTTCAATTCTGTGCTGAATGATTTAATGCTTGGCACTGTCTCGCGGTCAAAGAACTCCACGTATTTATCCATAGACCCGGCGCAAACACGACCAGCTTTCTTTTTTATGAAGCCACAGTTTGCCATTAAATCCCCTTCTCTTTTGCGTCACTGAGATCACGAACCTTGCACCCTTTTTCCTGTTCTTCTTTTCTTGGAATATGCATTATTTAGAATCCTTTTTCTTGCTGACTTTTTCAGCTTTAACTTCAACTGTATCAACAGTGACATATTCTTTCTCAACCTGAATGAAACCATACGCAACCATAATTTTCACCTGATCTTCAGTGAACTTGTCCGCCGGTATCGGCTGGCCTTTCTTGAATCCTTTAAAATTTCTCTTGGCTTTCATAGTGCAATCTCCTCAATTTTATAACTCACAAAGGCATCGTAAGCCCCGCTTTGTCTTGCAATGTCAATCGTTCCGGAACATCCGCAGTCGCCCCGGTTCGCGTCCATAAAGCAAACCATCATTAGTATTGCCTGCTGTATATCTGCCGGAACTTCTGTTCTGTCCTGTGCGTACCCTGCGATAAAGTCAATAACAATCTGCTGCGGCCTGTTATTCTTTAGTTCCGGATAATCAAAGTCTTCATCAAAACGAACCAGGCTATAAGCCGGATCCCTTTGGATATAATAATCTCCGGTATCAACCGTTTGCTCTACTGAGTCCGCGTCAAAATATTTAACACTCTCAATAGAAACAAGCGGCGACTTGCGAAGTTCAAAACAATTCTGCCAGCAATCACGAAATGTTTTAAACGCCGTCTTCATAAGAGTTCGGCGAGAAACATCTTCAAACGCCTTCGTTGCTGTTTTAATAGCCTGTGACATCCACGCGTCTTGCTCTGTGTTAGTGCCACCCACAAGAAAATCCTTGTGACAATTAATCCACGCTTCATCAAGTGAAATTGCGAGATTAAGATTCGGCGTTACAACCTCGTAAATATTCTGAGTCGTGCAGCAATTGTTTTGATGTCTTCGCATTATTTCTTCTTGTCAGCCTTTTTCTTTTCAGTCTTTGGAGCTTCTTCTTTTTTTACTTCCGGCTCAACAATCTTTGTCTCTTCCGGCTTGATTTCAGCGTCTTTGATTGGCTCAGTCTTCGCCGCAGCTTCTGACTTGACTTCTACCTTTACAGCTTTTTCGCCGTGTATGATACTTTTACCAACAGCGTCAGAAACATCATACTCTTTACCCGCTTCAAATGTTTCAACTTTGTCAATCTCAGTGCGGTAATCAAGATTTTTTGTAATTTTGATTCTCATCTTTCATTCCTCCAAATAAAAGCGGGGCTTTTACACCCCGCTAAGAATTATACTTCTATTGTCTCAACAGCGTTACCAAGAACAACTGTTGCTTGTAGAGTTGCCCCTACAGAAGCTCCAACTGTTTGGAATACAGGTCGAACATATCGAAGTGTTCTTACAAACCCAATGTCTTGGATCCCAACAGCTCCAAGAGCGGTTTGGTCTGCTCCAATCAAGCGAGCGGCTGGAATTGCAACGGCTCCAGACATCCCTGAATCATCAGACTCAAGAATTTCTTTTACGTTGATATCTCCAACTGTCCAAGCTGTAACGTCAGTAGAAACCATACCAGACTCAAAGTCTTTGGTATCAATGATTTTACCGTTGATATCTTCTGCTCCTGTTGAAGCAACAGATGTCAGGCCGCTGAATGTTTTTGCGTGATGAATTAAATCGTGATGCATTTTACAATCTCCTTAAATTAAAGAGGGGCTAACCAAAGCCCCTCATGATTTGTTACGACTTGATCTTAAGAATCTTAAGAGCGTCACCCATGCGAAGCTTACCATCATTACGACGACGTAGGCGATAAGTGATATTCTGACCACTTGTCTTGTCATCCATGATAAGCGAGAATCCTACACGCTGAACGTAGCGGTAAGCCTGTTGGAAGTCACCAAACACAACAGCTTTGTTTCCGCCTGTTGATGTGTTCTGTAGACCAGAATCAAACACAACCTCTTTACCCATGATGAACATGCCTGCGCCGTCACCTGAGAAGAAATTGATCTGGTTCATGATACTAAACTGTCCAGCTCCGTCTTTATCAGAAAGAAGGTCGAAGAAAGTACCACGGTTCATAGCAAGTTTTGCATTGTTATGATAAGGCCCGATAAGTGCCTTTGGAAGCAATGTGATTACATCTTCCCATCCGATTGCAGTTGAGTTTGTAGACTCGATCTGCTCAATCTTGTTCCAGTCTTTACCGTCTTCATAAGTCAACATACCTTTTGGACGGTTTACGCCGTCACCAAGAAGGATCTGCGCTGCAGTCTGGCGGTTAGCACCTTCACGGGCTTTACCGATGATATCAGTCTCAACATTGATAAGCGCGTCTTCAAGCTCTGAACGAGAAACGATAAACTTATAGATTTGCTCAGTAGCATTCCAGTTTACCTGCTTGTAGTTCGGCTCATGCTCTTCAGGGTCAGTGTTTGCAAGCTCATTCAGGTATTCCCATGAATCGTAGTCTGCGTAGTCAATTGACTGGTGAAGCGTTCCAGTTGCAGTGTTCTTCACGTCAACAAGACCAAGAATTCCTTGGATTTCAAACTTCTTGTTGATTAGCTCCTGGTCATACTCTGGAGCAACAAGATATCCACCCTGTGGGTCGATGATTGTGTTAACAACAGATTTTTGCTCATCTGTAAGCATTGTGAACCCAACTTCACGACCCTTAGTGATAAGAACGTCGAAAGCTTGCTTTGCAAGTTCAACATCATTTCCAGTAACCTCACGGCGACCTTCTTGTTTAGCAATTGCATTGAATCGCTTGACGTTGTCAGGTGAAAGACCTTTCTCATCTGAAACAGTCGGCTTACGAAGCATGAACTTCTCACACTCTGCAAGTTTGCTTTTCAGATCAGTAATTGCCGTTTCATGCTCTTGGCGTTTTTCAGCACCAACCTTGTTTTCGTCCTTCATGCTTTTTACATCATCAGCTGTAGTATTACCAATCTCAACAACACTCGCAAGAGTTTGCTGGAATCCGTCAACTGCTTTCTTGAACTCTACCATGTTTTCCATGATTAGCTCTCCTTTTGGTTAGTTAAATCTTTACAGATTGTAGTTAAATCATTAAAACCTTTTGTCAGATCAGCAAGTCCGGCATCGCGCTCGGCTTGTTCCGCTTCTTCAGCTGCTTTCTGCTCGGCATCACGCGCGGCGGTCTTCAGCTCGGAAATTTTACTTACAATAGATTTTGATTCATTAGCACTGAATCCGCCCCTTTCTTTAAGGAGGGTTTCAACACCGGATAAATCTTTGATTTCTTCGATCATTTTCTTTACCTCATCTTTATTATGTTTTACTTCTGTGATATCTGCTTCTGTGTTGCATGGAAAGGTAACTAGTGATATTTCCATTAGGTCAGCCTCTTTAATAAAGCGGATCCACATATTTGTTTCAGAGTCCTTTTCGTCGGTGGCCTCAACAATATTAAAACCGATTGACATCTTGCGGACAGATCCGACTTTCATTTGTGGCTTCACGCGGCCCGAAACAAATGTATCTTCGAGAGGTAGAATTCCATGAACAAATAAACCTTTACTGTCTTCGAACATGTCAACAACAGGAAGCACTCCGATAGGTGTGTGTGTGTCGTGCTGCCAAAGTGCGGGAAAGTCTTCGTTTCGTGATTTGTGAATATTAATTGAATTAACAAATGCGCCTTTTACTACAACGTCGTTTGCCTTGTCGATATTACCGAATGTGGAAGCGTAGCCTTTAAAGTGAAAAAATTCGTCGCCTGTCTCATCGTTTTTAATCACTTCTGATTTGGTTATCTCGAATGGCACAACGATTGAACAAAAGTTCTTCTTTTCCATATTAAAGCTCCATGAATTTATTAATCATTACAAAATTTACCATTTTTATTCAGATAAAAAATTGCAAACAAGCTTGAAGTGTATAGCTGATACATCTAAAGTATTTCTCATACTAATTTAAAACCGAGGATATTATGATTGTATGCAATTCGATTAAAGAGGTAATGACAAAGCACAAAATGAGGCCAAAGGAGTTTTCTGAGGCCACAGGAATGAAGTATGGAACCTGTCAACAAATCCACAAAGGGCAGAAATCACCACAGTTTGACGTGTTTTCAGTCTGGCTTGACCTTGGGTTGTCGCACGGCAAGACTATTGATGAGTTGAAGAAAGAGCTTAAGGAGGTGAAGAGTGAAAGAAACAAATCTTTTTGATAGCGTTAATGTATTCATAGTGGCTCTTGCTTGCGTTGGAATTGTGAAAACAGTTACGAACCTAGTCATGGAGATAGCCAAATGAACAACATCCTAGAAAGAATGCTTGAAGAGCAAATGGAAGCGCATATGCACAAAGGCATTCAGGAAATGGACAGGGCACAAACTGAAGCGCGTAGGCCGACGAGTGAGCCACCGGAGCCACGAGATAGACCAACACCTAAATCACTTAAGCAAACACGAAAGGAATTAGAAGATAAATACGGACCCAAAAGTGCAGGGTACACACATCTCCCACAAATCAACGTCGACACGCCAATGCCGGAGTGTAAGGAGCCGCTTACTGATTACGAGAAGGCAAAACAAAAACGCCAAATCAAAATCGAGATATCAATTAAGTCAGGTATAATCAACCATGAAGTAAACTGGACTTTAGAAAAGAACGAAAACATTGAATTGCTTAAGTCGATTTCTTCTGGTGAGGCTGAATTTTTCATAAATCAGTATAGAGCTTTGGGAGGGGATAATAATGAATGAAGTGGGCTATTGCGATGATTGTCATATGGAATATGACTTAGATGAATACAACGAATGCCCCGGTTGTGAAGATAGGGTTGTTGGTGATCTGGAACAAGAAAACGATTTTCTGTATCATATGGTTTTAGATATGTGGTCATTGATGTATCACACAAAGAGGCAAGGATTAGGAAAAGAATACAAAGAAAAGTGTATGGAATCAAGAAATAAACATAACGAAAACTGGATTAAGTTTACAGAAATAAAGGTAAGAAGAGATAAGGAGGCAAACGATAATGACAACACGTAAAGATAAATGCAGATGCTGCGGGCATGTGAGAGAAATAGAGGTTATCAACGCGCACCTTGAGCCTAGAGGTGTTCTTGTTTATGTTGATGAAGATAACATACAAATAAGTGGCAATTCTACACCTGACAACTTGGAGATAAAAGTCCAAGCAGTAAGCGAGCTAACAGAAGAGGAAAAGGCAGCTCGGGTTGCGCCGACGATAACTGTATGTGATGCATTTCTCGAAGAAGGTGAGGTGATTGGCAAGACATTACATGAGTATGTGAATGAAGGTGCAAGCAGCGCCCTCGAAAAGCTCTATAGGCCGGACTGGCTCACACCAAACTTCATGGGGTTAAAGCTCGACGAACAACTCAGCTCACGCGCTTTGATGGCCGTGATTCAGCAGTTGTCAATGATGGCGGAGTATGAAAAGATGTTTCAAACATGTGGTGGTGATAATGAAAATGCATAAACAATTATTTTACTTCAGCCTGATAGCGCTAGTAGCATCAGTTATCACCGGTATAACCGACTTAAATATCATGTCTGTCATTCTTGTAACCGGATCAATGGTCATCAAGGGGGTTAGGGAAGAGTTGAAAAATCAAAACAACCCCGATAAAAGAGATAGTAGTTTGAACTGCGAATTTGTGATTAAAGAGAAACCACATACTGGTGGAATAACGAGTGACAAAACAGGAGCACCGAAATGAGTCTAACACCACCACTCCCGAGACTTGTAGAAAGAGGCCATGTACATTGTAACCAATACGACGGATGTCTTATAGTCGGAGCTAAAAAATGTATCTATGATCGTCACCCAGTGCCGCCGCCGATAAAAACTATTAACGAGGATAAAAACATAAGCCGTAAATTTCAATCAGAACATCACCGTAAGAGGTGGGAGAAGGAACTCGGAATTGAAAGCAAGACATACCACAGCGCAAATACTATAAGCGACTATCAATTGCAGTTTGAGAGACGATTGACATGGGGAGAGTTTTTATTTAAGTGGCTATTCTTGGCTGCAATAATTCTCTTTGCTATTTACGCTGTTGAATGGCTAGGGATTTAGTATATATTAAACAAGTCGCCACTACCGACAAATATAAAAAACTATTTTGAAAACCCCTTATCGGATGCGTAGTGGCTCTGGTTTGGGGTTTTTTATTGGAGAAGAAAGTATGCAAGAGTTATCAACAATCAATTTTCACGGTGACGAGATCCAGGCAGTACAAAAAGATGGTCAACTATTTATTGCGATGAAGGAACTTTGTGAGTCAATAGGTGTTAATTGGAAAGGACAATTAAAAAGAATAAAACGCGATGAAGTGCTTAATTCAGTTGGTGCCATTATGACGGCAACTGGTTCCGATGGCAAAAACTATGAAATGATGTTTTTACCACATGATATGATAAGTGGCTGGCTTTTTGGTTTATCTTTAAATTCATATACTGGAGAGAAACGCGATAAGATAAAGAAATACAAACTGGAATGTTACCAAGTCTTAAACGATTACTTCAATAAAGGTGGTGCAATCAACCCAAATGCAAACGACGAACAGCTTGCAGAACTAAAAGGAATGGTAAACAATCTCGAAACAGCCTGCATCCAGCGAGACGGCGTTATTGCATTCATGTCGAACACAATGGCCCCTGTTGCGCCAAAAGGTACAGTCTCGGAAGTCAACGGCAAAGAGCGCGAGTATTTAGTGCACTCGTATTTCAGGAGCGACAAAGGCCACCTTGTTGACGATAGGCAGATTGATATGTTTTCTAAAACAGGAGCGCCGGAATAATGCCACACAACAAACTAGTCCAGACCGCGGCGAAGTGGCTCAGGAAACACTCACAAAACGCTGTGATACCGAATTGCAACATTATATCCGATGATATCAAATCAGCAACGAAGACCGGGGAAATCCCGGATGTTATCGGTTGGTGTAGCTGGTGCTCGATCCTCATTGAGGTAAAGGTAAGCCGGGCCGATTACTTCGCTGATCGCAAAAAAGAGTTCCGCACCGTCGTAGAAAAAGGCATGGGTGAGTTCAGATATTATATCTGCCCTAAAGGAATGATTGAAGAGACTGAAGTTCCGGTGCAGTGGGGATTGCTCTACTGTAACGATGACGGGAATATTGAGATTGTTCGTGAGGCCATTAAACAGGAATCAAACTTAGATGCAGAGAGAACGTTGTTGTTGTCGCTTATGAGGAGGGGTAAATAATGCCAGATAAACCAAGCGATAAATTCATAAGGCACCTATTAAGTGAGTTCTGCAACTTCTTACCAGAGCTAATGAAAGAGGTGAGAGAAGCAAAATGCAAGACTAAGTATTATTCAACGCAACTTGATATGGGTGATTACATAGTAGAAATTGTTTATAATGTTAAAAAAATACAATGCGAATGCATAAAGTTTTCTATTTCAGACGGAGATAATATTGATTACTGGTTGATAAATCCATATACAAAAGAATTGAGATTATTGAATAGACAAGAAACACCGACACCCTGCCACATTCGCCGCAGTAGCCCCGAGTGAATAATCTCTCGGTTTCATTAACAACTGTCCCATAACCATGAAAGGCTGTTTTAATCTACGCCGTTGACCTGCTGCTATTACATGAGCGGGACGAACCTTACCGTCACCGACATTGTGCCAGATCTTCTCAAGGAACAAGACAGCGGCTAAGGGTGTCGCGCTCAACTCGTTCTCAAAAGCCCCCCCTTCAGATAACTGTGCATCTCCCGCCGCCGTTCCAACTTCATGCTCGCCTATCTGCGCCGACCGATTCCTATTCTCATCAATCAGCGGCTTTCGAGTGCGCTTTGCAATATCCTGATTACTCAATAATCCTTCTTCGGCTTCGAGCCCGGCAATGATCGTCGCATTTACGCGCTTATTAATAATGTCGCTCGTTGTATTCAGAATAAAAGTGGCCTGTTTCGGCGGCATATCTTTTAAATAACGGCTGATCCATAAAATAAGCGCTGGCTCAATCTTGGCCCTGAGTTCAAGCATTAATTCGTAATGTGTGCGGTCTTCTTCCGTCTCTGCGTCATCAAGTGATTGCTCCAAGGATCTTTTGAAGTCGTTCCGGAACCACTGAATAGTCTTGCGGTAAGTCTCGCGCAATATGCCTTCGAGTTCAGCCCTGTAGTTCTCAACGTCTACCGAGTCCCCGGTTGCCGCGAACACCGCCGCCCAGTCATTGCCGAGCTGAGTCCAGAACCGGTTCAGCCTGGTAACCATCTGATTTTCTATGGTTGATTTCTTTTTATCGTTGATTGACCCCTTAGAATCGATCTCTTCTTTGCTCAAATTCAAGACTGCCATTAGTATACAAAGCTCATTTTAGTTGCGGTTTGCTTGACTTCTTTGTGAGCTGAGAATAGCATCGAAGGATTGATTGACTCGTTGTGTCTCACTCTATCAAGAGTCTCTGAGCGTGCTTTAAGGTCAGCCGCTTTGCGCTCTTTATGTCCTTTACCCATTTTGATTAAGTAAGAAACGTCATTTCATTTGACATTTTAACAATCTCAACATCTGAATGCTTCCGTACCCCGCCGTTGGTCTGCTTTTTCATGAGCTCAACAAAGTATTCGCGTGTCATGCTTTTCTCTTGAACTGGAGTTGGCTCTGGCAGCTGAGTACCGCTTATAATGTTATCAAGAGTTGTTTTGCGTGAGTCAATCAATACGTCGTCACCATTATCAAGAGGCTCACGGCCCAACGTCTCGCGCACTTCATTTGTATTTACTGCGTTTGTCTCAGATTCAAGTTTTGCCTTCTCAATCATTGCATATTCCATTGCAGGAACGTCACGAGGATCAAATGCAAGAACGTAGCGCCCTGAATTCTTTTTATCATAACGCGGCATGATGAATCGTGTCATCTCTTCAAAATAGCGCTTTGCAAAAGGGAAAATGGCCATATCAAATAGCTGGGCCTTTGACTCCTGAAGATTTGAATATTTGGCATTCCCTGATAAGAACTCAAGCGGAATGTTTTTATTTTTGTAGATCTGTTCTTTGTCAAGCTTTATGCCTTCGAGAAATTCCATATCCTTGTTGGACATTGAAAGCATTTTTATATCTTTACCACCTTCAAGAAACATTATATTCCCGGCGTTCTCTGCCCCTTGAATCTTATCTCGCACTTGCTTTTGTAGGCGTTCGATCTGTTCATCTGTAAGCTTTGCATCTTTGTCGATGGTTACCGCTGCGGACGGTGACGCGCCCTGGTCCAGTGTTGCAAAATTATGTGTACTGGCCGCTAAAAATTGTTCAATCTCAAAGAACACGGCATTGTATGGGGACATTCCGACGGTTGACTTTGTACTACCAGATGAACTACGGGGATTAAATCGCTTCATATGGTTAAGCTCTTGCGTCATATCCTTAGTGAAGTACTGCGTTTTATCGTTTGATTCTAATCTGTAGTAAGTCGTCACGGATCCGCCATCTGTAACCATATAAGAAGAAACGCCGCCCATGCCATCCTCAACCGCCGTGACCGCAGATGGATTCACATATTTAATATAACGAGGCTCAGAGTCTTCTGTAATTGCGCTGATTACAGTATACATATTTCCGGTAACATCAAAGCACTTGCCCTGCCCTTCCATCAGCTCAGTCATTGTCTGATCGGTATTAGGATTCTTGAATAGCTCAAGTATTTGAGTTTCAGGTATTCTTGAATTGACTTCTTTTATGAGTTCTCCGGTCTGAGTGTCTTTGATAACTGGTTTCACAGAGCTGGCAAAGTTCTCCATGATCAAATCGGTAGCATTACCGACGGCAGACACCGACATATAATAAGTCCACGCGGCATAAGCCGAAAGCCATGACCACCCGTACTTATTCCCGCAGCCGTAACCTAAAAGTGCGTCGCCCCAAATTGCATTGTTATTAATTACATTCTGACCACAAGAGCTTTTTATTTCAGCTGGGGAAATATCACTCTTCCTCTCTCGCTTTCTGGGGGTATATGGTTTCCGCATATTATAAAAATCCGTGAATTGAGTTTGAAATTTCAATTAAATAATATATAAGCGTAACTTTCAAATGCAAATACAAGAAAAATGGAAGAGCGATCTGGAATCGAACCAGAGGCTTCAGAGTCAAAGTCTGAGGTGTTGCCATTACACCACCGCTCTATATGGTGGATCCTCGGAGAATCGAACTCCGTGCCAAGCAATTATGAGTTGCCTGCTCTGACCGATGAGCTAAGGATCCAAAATGGTGGCGCTATGTGGATTTGAACCACAGCCTTCCGGGCTTCAACCGGACGCTCTACCAAGCTGAGCTATAACGCCTAATGTTGGCATACCGGCAAGGATTTGAACCTCAATGACCTGTTTTGGAGACAAGCATCTTACCATTAGATGACCGATATACATAAAACTTGGCTTGCCTGGCATGACTCGAACATGCGACATTCTGGTTAACAGCCAGATGTTCTACCAACTGAACTACAGACAAACACTTAAAAATGGAGCCGGATATCCGATTCGAACGGATGACCTAATCCTTACAAGGGACTTGCTCTACCACTGAGCTAATCCGGCAAATGGTAACCCGTAGGAGATTCGAACTCCTGTTAACCGAGGGAAAGTCGGCTGTCTTAACCACTAGACTAACGGGCCACACAATAAAAAAGGGCCGCATTTCAATTAAGAATGCGACCCTTGGAAAAACTGTTATGCTAAAATATCAAAACAGCAAGGATCGCGAATACATCTCAAACGTATTCGTAAAATTCTGCCATTGTATAAATATTTTCTTCATGATTTACTATTACCTCATAAAAATTATTTGTCAAATAAAAATGGTGGGAGTTGATAGAATCGAACTATCTGGCACCACCGCACATAATAAGCCAAGTGATTTACAGTCACCCGTGCGGAACAACTCCCATGGAGAACAGGGTGGGACTTGAACCCACTTATAAAAGATTTGCAATCAATTGCCTAACCTATCAGCCACCTGTTCAAATGGCGGAAGATGCAGGAATCGAACCTGCGCGTCCTTTCGAACCCAGTTTAGCAAACTGGTGGAATACCATTCTCCATTCAATCTTCCTAATAAAAATGGCGGAGAGGGTGAGAGTCGAACTCACATGCCCTAAGACAACGGTTTTCAAGACCGTGGCGTTACCAATTTCGCTGTAACCTCTCCGCATAAAACTTGGTACTCCCAGAAGGACTCGAACCTTCAAACTCTCGGGTCTAAACCGAGCGACTTTGCCAATTTGCCCATGGGAGCACATAAAACACTGGTACTTCGAGCGGGATTCGAACCCGCAACTCACGGATTTTAAGTCCGTTGACTCTTCCGTTGGCCTATCGAAGCACATTAAAATGGTCTGCGCGGTTGGATTTGAACCAACGGCTACCCGCGTCCAAGGCGGGGTGTCTACCAGACTGACTTACACGCAGAAATTAAAATAAAAAAAGCCCTCTATCAACTAAGATGGAGGGCTTCGTAAAACTATTAATTATGTCAAAGAATCAAATCAACAGCCAGCACCTCCGCAGTCCAGTGGACTCGGCAGTAACGATAGCGATTGTAGATAACACTTTTTCATTTGATCATTCCTTTATTGTTTGCAAGTCCGCGACCACTGTTCAGGCGCACCGCTTAAAAAAGATATGTTTCCATTCTTTTAGGACAAGGTATTGGAGAGCGAACTCAACCAACCACAATCTTACATATACATCGACTTAAAATAGTTTCAAGCAAATAAAAAGCCCCACCAAATAAATGATGAGGCTTTTGAGTAAAACGCGAAAGCTTTTCTCTTAAAAAGAAAAACAGACACCTAATACAGCTTTAGTAGATTATTACTTTACTTCTCTTCTTTCGGCTTTTCAATGTCGACGAGCTCTTTTTTGTGGAGGATGTAGTTCTCGCGCTCGATGCAGAAGACAACAGCGCCCTCTCCTTTAAGCTCTGAGTAAAATAAAACTACGCCGATCGGATCGTCAAACTTAACAGATTTAGCCCTAAACTCTTCCTCTACATATTTCCCGTCATCATCCTTAAATGAAAGCGTAACCCACCATTCTTTGCCGGACATCTTTTCTTCTTCGATGGCTTTCAGTTTGTCGTTGGCGGCTTCAAGTTGACCCGAAATACACTTAACCTCAATCTCTTTACCAAGAAGGTCATATTCAAGATTCACCGCGTCAGTATTTCTTTTTAAGTAATCCGCGCGGTTTTCTTTTGATTTAAGCATAAACTTTACCGCCTTTTTATAATAAAAACCCGTAAAGCAAATCACGACCAAAAGCGTTATGCTTACCACCATTAATACTACTGCTACTATTATTACATTATCCATTACTCGCCACCTCCCTGCACTTCATTCAACGCGTCGACCAGCTCACCAGCCTGACGCTCGGCATACTCAAGATCCCCGCTCTTCTCGTCGTCAAAGTTAAATTTGTTCTCCAAAAATCTCTTGTTCCATTTCTGAAACGCCAGCGCCAATTCTGTTTTTGTTGCATTAATCATTACAGTTCTCCTTTTTTGTATTTTGCCGTGAACTCGCTCCACGTCATAACGACGCCGTTAATTTCGATCATTCTTTTTCTCCTTTCTTGGTTGTTTTATAGCAGAATTCTTCTACTTGTTTTTCGAGTGATTGAATAAAGTCAGACAGCTGTTCGAGTCGCTGTTCCGCATCTTCAGCGCGGTCTTTCACTTCATCGTGCATGTTGTCAAGTTCGTCGTTTTGTTTCGCCAACTGCTCAATCTCAGCTCTATCTTCAGCCCTGGCCAGCAAGTCACCGTCAATAATCCTTTTTTGCTCTGCGTTCTCTTCCTGAAGTTTAACGATGCATTTTCTGCTATCTGCGTTTAGGAGTGTTAATTCATCTACTTTCGTCTGTTCTTCAGTTAGTCGTTGACTCATCTCATAGCAGTGACAGCAGCTTTCAATCTTCTTTTCTGGTTCACACGGAATAACCTCGCCTGTTTTTAGGTTGAGTTCGGGGAGCTGCTTTTTATCACTTGCATCTAATTGCATAAATTCGTGTTCTTTGAACTCAGCCAAATGAATTAAGCCATTCTTTTTAGCGCGCGACATGCTAAAATTCTCATTAATCACACCTAGGAATAATTCAAGCATGATCTCATCCGAGTCAGGGAAACATATGTATTCAGTTTTACATAAATGAAATTCCTTAATCTTCTCCCGCGCCTCCTCGCAAATAAGCTGGGCGGGGCGGATCATTGATTCACATATAGGGCTTAGTTTCTCACCTTTCCCAACCCACACGACATGAAGCTCATGCTCTGTATCATAGGCTACATATTCAGCATTAATAAAAGCATCAACTTTGCCACCTTCGTACACTTCCACTTCCTGCCCGTTATCAAATTCCTGTCTCTTACTCACCTTTAACCTCCTCGTACATATTGCCGATTATTTCTAACTCACAATTATAAACAGTAAATTGAGTTAACTTGATATTAAATCTTCTATTTTCACCATACAAACGCCACCCTGTATATGTTGTGAAATTAACCCACTCTACAGTCCATGTTTTATTTATCTTCTTTGTGTCAAAACAAAATGGATCATCTTTATTAATCTCGGCAATTTTATCAGTTAAAGATACTTGAACTTTATCCCCCTCAAAGATCAACTTCCCGTTCTTGTCTTTGAGTCCTGTGCATTGGCTGACTGTTTTAGGCTCGACAGCATGATATGTGTTTGTTGTGCATTCTGGGAATGGTTGCCAGTGTATTCGATGTACGCCGTTCGGAAGGATAACAAGACTTCCAATAATCCATTCGCCATTATCAATCCGCTTGCCCCTGAACTTAAATCTATCATCCATCTCACACCACCTTAACAAAGCGAGCTGATACCGCCTTGGCCCTTATCGTCGGAGTCGAGTTTTTCAAATCGCCGTCGAACAATACCGGCTTATCCTGAACTTTGTTTTGGCCTGCGCCGTCGAATAGGTAGCCTTGGAGATTGCCAAACGAGAAACATGCTCCAACATTATACATGTTTATTTTGATAAGGTCTGTATCAGAATTTTCAATACAAGCATAACCACCTTCCCAATCGATCTCTACATCCACAAACCCAGGTTCAGGCTTGAGGCGGTAATAATAAGGATTAAGTTCAGCGCACGTATCCTCGTCTAACCAGTGTTTTTTTGGCATATCTGATTTAATCCACCCTAAAACAGTGTCGTTGTATTCAATTTTATCCAAATCATTTAAGATCAATTCATTAAGCGTCAACCCATCCGCAGTAAGCCAGTCGTCATAATCTTCACCATTCCACTTTTTTCCAGCTTTCATTTCTTCTAGTTCGAAATGTTTGATTTGATCTTGATTGGCTTTTGCAAAAGAAGAGAAATGTATTCCGGTTGAGTCTATAACAATACATTCTTTGTCTTCACCAAGCATAGAGAAATAAGAAGCCATATCTTCATCTATGCTTTCTACTCGCATTACACCATTACCATTTGGATGTTTGTAAGTAACCACATCCCCGCTCTTAAACCCAGACTTAACGATCTCAAATTCATCTTCAAATAAGAACCTCATGCCTAAATCCTTGATGAATATTACAGCCTTGTCGGTATCTCTATCATAACAGACAAATTCTCCTGTTAATCCACCCCACTCTACTTTTTGTCCTTTCTCCATTTCTACATCTCCCACAAAAAAGCGCCAACAATCTCAGGGCAGCGAGATTGTTGACGCTCATAATTTTATTAACTCTTGTCGCCTGCCCGCGATAAGACTAAGGTATATCAGTTTGTCTGTGTTTCAAGTATTCGGCCTTTCAATCTGACTATTTTATCGGCTTTTATTTCTGTTACTACGCTCCTAAAAGCAAAGACTTCTTTCAGTTGCTCAAGCATTATTTCAACGTCGGCAATCTCTTCAGCAACTTCAAAGGAACCGCAGCGACCGCGACCGTAATGCATCAATGCAACTATAAGCTCTGAGCATTCTTCAACAGCTAAGTCGATCTGGTGCTTTGGACCCCACTTCTCGATCGCGGCGGTTAGTATTTGTTGTTCGGTCATTTCCTCACCTCATACCCATTCTGAATAGCCCAATCCAACGCCAGGCATTCCCACTCCGGCATCTTGCGCCGTCCGGTGAGCCACGAATCACACGCGCTCTTTGACGCGCCTATCAACTCACTGAAAGCTTGAGCGCCGCCGTTCTTTTTGACAAGTTCCTGCGACGATTTAGTTAACTGCATAATCCCTCCTGCTTTTAGGCGTTCTGCACCATTCGCATTTGCCTTGCTTTAAGTCTTGTTTTTTCGTCCGCAATCCGCAAACTGTGCATACTCCGGAATTGTGTTTAATGCTTTTTACTACTTTCTTCATCTCTGACAACCTCACATTTTTGATCTTTGAATTCGTCGCATATTGCCGGACAGTCGTCGCGCTTCTCATGTAAGCTTTTGTGACCGCACGCAATCGGGCATTCCTTCCAGTGGTTGCATCTACGCATTATAGAGCCTCCGCTTTACATTCATCGCAAACATAATCCATGTCCTGGTCATGCTGTGTAACATCATTGCACAAATGACATCCGCAATTTGTTGACTCTTCCTCAAAATACTCTGAGCAGTCCCAAAACAATAGCCGCCCTTTTGCTGGTATCGGTTCAATCACTATCACGTCGGCTAATATCCAATGGTAAAAGCCATCCATTCCCCATTTTCCGCCGTTGTGCTCATCATGCCATAGGACATCACACAGCATAACGCGCCCAATTATTGCACCTGTAATATAGCCCTCAGTTATAGGCTCACACTTGAATTCATCGCGGAACCATTGGAATGCATCCTTAGAGATCTGCTTTGAAGCGTGAATGTAAAAATATGAATCGTCGAATGTTTTAGGTGGTAACCAAGATCTATTTTCAATATCTTTGGGTTCAATGCCGTCCGGAAGATTCTTTCCAAGTATCCAGTCGGCCCACGGTTGCTTTATTGATAGTGCTTTCATTATTTCACCTTCTCCTTTAGCGGCGTTATCTCGCCTGAGCCTTTGCACCTTTGACAAGGCTCTTTGATTATACTTAACTGCCGCGCCTTATTGATCACCGTCTTCTTGGTATCACCTTTTCCTCGGCATGGCGCGCAGCTAACAACTTTCAGCTTGCGCCATCCCACTGTCGGCTTATTTGTCATTGGTCAGATCCTCAATCTTTTGGTCTGTCTTACGAATCATTTCCTCAATTTCTTCAAGCGTTGGAATTATCATTTCAAGCCTCCTTATCGTGGATTGTGCCGATGACTTTAAACCAGTGAGTAGAGTTTTGGTTCTCGAAGGTTCCAAAAAGAGGAATATCAAAGGTTCTCTTCTCTTCGTCAAATTTAACCTCAAACGGGCCCCACTCCCAATCTTCCCCATTGATAGAACCATTAACGCCAGCAAGAATATCACCCTTGAAAACCTCACGATTATCTTTGTCACTGAACTGAGCAAACGCCTCCACCACAAGCGAATCCTTGTAAGCGTCCGGAACGCAAAGCTCGCCGCTCTCACTCACAAATAGGCCACATGACGGGTCGATATACTTCTTCGATGCCTTATGGTATACTCTGAATTTGTTAATCATTACTACCCCCAAATTTAAGACTCTTAAGCATTTGTTTCTTGAGTTGAATATCAGCGGCCTTGAGTCGCATGTACTCGTCTTGTGTTTTCATTCGGGCTTTCCAACCATCTTGAAGCAGGGAAAATTTATATTCGCAATCTGCGTATTCTTTCTCCTCTCGTTCAATGTCGACTTGTAGCTGTTCAATACTCATTATTCACCTGCCTTACGCTCAAAGCGAATGCCGCCCATCGCGTCAGCCATGCCGTCGTAAACAACATCCCACGGGCTCTCAAGATCAGGCGTTTTATTGAATGCGGCGTAAAGCTCAAACAATCTTATCGGCCCGTCACTCATATCAAGTGTATATCCGCCCCTGCATCCGCGCTTTGACTGAACCATCTTGTGCTTGATCAGAACTGCTACAATCTGCTCGAAGTAAGGTCCCGAAATCTCAAGCTCCTTTGATATCTGAGCGCCCTTGATTACATCTCTTTCGATTAAAAGCTTTACGATCTTAACCGCGAATTTTGTCTTGCTGCTGATGTTCATTTTATTTATCTCCTGTATAAAGTAATTCAAAACCATATCTAAGAATTTTAACTTTCATTTCTTTTCGATCAGCAGCAGCATAAGCAGCAGCATCATCAGCAGCAGCAGCAGCAGCAACAGCAGCAGCAGCATCAGCAGCATCAGCAGCAGCAGCATCAGCAGCATCAGCATAAGCATAAGCAGCATAAGCAGCAGCATAAGCATAAGCAGCAGCATCAGCAGCATAAGCAGCAGCATAAGCAGCATCAGCAGCAGCATCAGCAGCAGCAGCAGCAGCATCAGCAGCATCAGCATAAGCAGCAGCTTTTTTCTTTGTAGACGCACAAGGTTTTTTCAAGTATGCTTTTGCTGCTTCAATAGCCTTGCGTGGTCTGTCATCTTCAGGGTATTTCTTTTCGTAAATTTCAATTACCTGCTCTGCTGCAAATACAGCATATTTAACAACTTGCTTTTTGTTCATGAATCTACGAAATACCCACGTTGCATAGTCATATCGCTCATGTTTGATGAAGGCCTCGAATAGCTCTCTTAAGTCTTCTGTGTTTTGATCCCTGCAGAAATCAATACCTGAACTACATGCCCTTTTCTTTCTTAACATCTCGATTGTTAGATTCTTCATTTTACTTATCTCCAATTGGTTTATGTTGGTGTACGTCTTTATTGTACACCGTACAAACACCAAAGCAATACTACTTTGTACAAAGTTGTGAATTTCTTTTGTTGGTGTATGGAATTGCTAGTAGATTCGAACTTCTTTCGGGTAATATCCTGCCAACTCTCGCACTGCATGAACTGCAGCGTCGTAGTTGTTAGGAGATTTTCCGGCCCCGTTGTAGGTACACATCTGGTCTTCAAGCTCTGGGAGATAACCAACTATATGGCATCTTAATTGCTCAAAGAGCGCGGCAACTGGCTCCGCTCTGGCTATCTTACTCCCTGTCGCGGTAATGCCTTTGTAATTTACATTTGATCCGTTCTTAGCGTTAAGTATGATTGTCTCAACCATTCCACCACCGTAGTTCTTTTCACCAAGTAGAACATGAGCGTCGTATTTCCAATATAAATCAACGGATTCGTCGGCCCATTGCGAAGGTGAACCAAAGCGTGACTTATCAGAAAACAGATAGTAATGTTCAATGCCGTCTTCTTCTGTTCTTTTCCCGGCGGCAACAATACCGATCTGATCCGGCTTTTTACCTTCTTTTTTAATCTTACCGTCATCTCCGGATGGGTCAACAGACACCGCTATTCTCTCAAGCGTTGTGAAATCAAGGCTTTTAACGCGGGTTTGATCTATAAGCGCCTCAGTCCATAACGCCCCCTCTACATTTGCCTTCTCTGGCTTTTGCCGGTACTGCGACCAATAAACAGATTTAGGAGTCAAGATGCTTTCTTTGTTATTGTCGTTGTGTTTCTTTTCCCAAAGCCAGCCCTCCGGTAAACCGTGATTGATCGGAATACCATGTGTATAATCTTTGTTATACTCTTCAGAGTTATCTATTATTACAGGTAAATTCAAGTGATGCCACATTTGACCATTGCCGCCTTTGAGGAGAAAGCCGCTCAGATCGTTTTTATGAACGCGCTGCATTATCACAATGATTGGCACTTCCTCAACTGCCAGTCGACTTTTCACGGTATCACCAAAGCGCCTATTTGAATTCTCCATCTCTTCGCCGCCAGCGTCGCCCGGCTTGGAAGGGTCATCAATTACAAGAGCACCCGTAAAATTATCTTTGTCGTGATTCATATGACCGGCACGGAACCCGGTAACCTGTCCGCCTGTAGCCGTCGCATAAACACCACCGCCCTGCTCTGTCCACCATTTAGCTTTAGAGTCGGAATCATCGCGCGTTTTAACTTCTCGCATTTCTTGGAATTTCTCTGACTTGATACAAGTTCTGGCTGTTGATGAGTTCTCTAGTGCGAGTGCCGCTGAATATGACAGGTGAAGAAATCGCGCCATAGGATTATCAAGAAGCCCCTGAACAATAAAATTGATCACCGCAAGCTCTGTCTTAGTGTAACCAGGTGGAACATTTATAATCAGCCTTACTATCTCGCCGCGCCTTACCGCATCAAGCGCATCTTGAATAGCCCGGTGGTGCAGGCTTATAATCATTTTCATGTCAAAGCGTTGTTTGAAGAAGTACCGGGCGCAATAAAGGCCGTCGTTTATGCAAAGATTATAGCGTATCTGGTTCTGTTCTGATTCACTAGCAATCATCGTCCTCCAAGACTTCTTTGATCGCGTCTTTTAACTGTGAAGCATCCAGTTTACTATCAATATCTCCTGAATGCTCAAGTTTATCTGGTTCATAAAAACCTTGTAACTTGCTTATTTCTGCGGCTACCTTGACGGGATCGTGGAGCTTTATCTTTTCAATGATGACATCTTCCTCATCATCGTGTCCGGCAATTCGCCTTGTGGTCAATTCTGCAAGAGCTACAATCGAACCATCTTTTATAGATTGATTCACATCAATACAGCCATTCTGAAGGAAGTTTGACTGATCAGCGGTAAAGATACGTGATAGCTTTTGAAGTATGTCACGTTTGCTACAAATGCTTATATCGAGTGAATTGGTGATTACATAATTAGTCATCCAATCAACAACTGGCTTTATGTTAGGTTTTATTAGGTTCTCGAAAGCTTGAACATGCGCGCTGTCTTTTGCATACCCAGCTTTAATTGCAGACTGTGTCCCGTTCCCATTTTGCACATAAAAAACAATAAATTTTTTCTGCTTATCAGTGAGCCCTTTCCACATCTCTTTCATCTCATCCGGCATAACATCCATATAATGCGGATATTCTATTTCACTTTCCTCACTCATATCAAGATCCTCCAACCTTCATGCGCTCTCTTACCACTCGTCGTCAAATTCCAGTATACACCTATTAAGGCGGTGTTTTCTATACGACTTCTTTTCTAGCCTATACTTAACATATACGATCGCAACTATAACTAATGCCACTGCTACAATAAATATTATCGCTTCAATTTCAATTTCAAATTCTGATAACAATTTAAAACCCCTTTTCTTTAACAAATCATTTCCCTGTTGTGGTATTCGCCATCCCCACACCAGCCGTACATAATATAGATTGTTATTCCTTAAAAATCAAATTTATAGACATTTTACATATAAACCGCTTGCAACATGTTTACATATTGTATATATTGAATTGTAGACAGAACATTAACAAATAACAAAGAGGGCAGACAAATGGATGTTAAAACAGTAGACGGAGTGATTCTAAAAGAGGGAAAGTGGTATTATACAGATAATGGGCAAGCTGTTATTCTTGATAAAATACTTTGTGATACCGATTTGAATAACATGTTTTTAGTCACCCCTATATATGAAGGTGAAGCAATGGGTTGTTCTGGTGATGGTGGTTGTCATAGTGAATACACTGTTGATTATGAATGCGAGGGAATGCCTAGAATTGTTAACTGTCTGTTCAAAAAAGAGCCACTTGCAAAATTAGGCGAAGAGTTCAAAGCAAAGCAAAAAGAATTAACTGATATAGCCATTGCGATAGGGTCAATGAAAAGCGGTTTAAAAGACACAGAAAGAGCAAAAAAAGAAGTTCTAGACTCAATAGAGAAAGTGAAGAGAGATAATGCTCAGTTATTTAATCAAAATGAGATGCATAAAAGCACCCTCGAAATCACCATTAATGAAACAAGAGATGCCCGTCAAAAACTCAGTGAACTTGAAGATGGTTGTGAGGTCTATGATCAAGCTAACGAATTAAAGGAAATTGCAAGACTCAGAAAGATCGAGTTTAAAATGCAATGTCTTGAAGCCTGTGGTGTTGATAACTGGAATTTTTACGATGTGTCTTTAAGTGAGTATAGTAAAAGATATCCAAACGGATAATAACAGTAACAACAGGGCAGAAAATGAAAAGCACTATAATATTTGAAACGCAAATCGGGATCGAAACGGAAGTTGCTTATGATAGGTTTATGGACAAAGACTATGTTGATGGTATATGCGTTCGCTGTGATGACATAATCGAAATTTCAAGTTTAATAGTAGATGGAAAGAAAACAGAATTTGAAGACTTACGAGAATCAAACAAAGAAATAATTCTTGATGAAATAAGAGAACGATAACCAAAACAGGGGCTCTGTCCCCAATAACAAGGAGGTATTACCAAGTGGCAAAAACAACGACAATCAGAATTTCAAAGGAGTTGAACGACCGACTCAAAGCGGTTGCGGAAAAAGAAAGACGCAGCACGAACTCTATGGGAATCATCGCAATTGAGGATCTTGTAGAGAAACACGAGGCCGCCAATGACAAAGGATAAAATAATACATGGTCGATTCGGTCAAATCAAACATGTCGACAACCCAAATAAGAACAGCAAACTTACTGCAGTTAATATCGCAGCCACCACACTGTTTTTAATAGTAATGGCAATCTACGCAATAAAAAGTATTTAATCGCATATTCATGGAGGTGAATAAAATGCAATTCGAACTAACAAAAGTAAATGATGTATTCGCAGATTTCAGAAAGCAACTTGAAGAAGCAAAAGAAATCAACAAAAATACTGTCTTTGATTACGAGGACAAAAAGAGCCACGCCCAAGCAGTTTCGCACATATACAAGCTACGTCAAACCGCATCTGCAATTGATAAATTGCGTAAATCAGAAAAAGCAGAATCGCTTGCATACGGAAAAGAAATTGATTTGGTTGCAAAATTACTGGAAGCAGAAATCCGCGAAATGATCGCTGTACACGATGCACCAATACAAGCAAAGAAGGAACGTGAGGCGGCGGTAAAAAAAGAAATCAGTGACCGTATTGAAAGAGTGATCGTTGCCGGTAATACTGAATACGAAACTTCTGAGGCCGCAAAAGTTTGTCTTTTAAAACTAAAAGAAATAAAACTCGATGACTCTTTCGGAGCATTCAAAGGTGAGGCCGCCATTGCTAAAGATGAGGCAATTGGAAAAGTTGAGCTGAGATTCGACGCTCTTGTAAAATCAGAAGCAACAGCCATTGAGTTGGCCCGGGTCAACAAGGAAAATGAAGAGAAGGCGCGTATTGAAGCTGAGGCCAAAGCTAAGAAGGATCAGGAAGAGCGAGAGGCCAACATTGCTAAAGAGTCGCGTGAGACTGCTGAACGCGAAGCAAAAGAACGCGAAGAGAAAACAAAAGCCGAACAAGCTGCAGCACTCGCCAAAGTAGAGCAAGACAAAAAAGATGCTGTTGCAAAGGCCGAACGTGAAGCACAAGAGAAAATTGCCGCAGAGAAAAAGCGCATTGCTGATGAGAAAGCTGAAGCTGATAAAATCCAGATGATTGCAGACCAAAAAGAAAAAAGGCGTATTGCTAACCGAGCTCACCAGGGACGTATAAATTCAGGAATTGTTTCTCAACTTGTAGAGCTTGGGTGTGAGCAAGACTTAGCGGTTGCAATTGTCAAAAACGCAGCAAAACAAGAAATTCAGAATCTAACAATAAACTACTAGGAGGTAGAAAATGAGTGATAAAAATGAAGTACAAGTAATGGAGCCGTCAGCGCTGGCAGTGATACAGAAAGTTGAGATTGATTCTGCAATAGCAACCGCAAAGCAATATCCACGCGATTTAACAATGTTTAAGGATATGTCAACAGCAATGGCAACGTTTGACGATGAGACAGCCGCGGAATGTATTTACAAACGTCCTGTTGGTGGTGGAAAGTTCGCTGAAGGAATGAGTGTGAGAACAGCTGAGATCGTAGCTGCCTGTTACGGTAATTTAAAAGTACAAGCTCGTATTATTGAGCAAACACCAAAACAAGTAGTAGTTCAAGGTGTTGCACACGATCTTCAAATGAACAATATGATAAGTGTTGAAGTAGTTGAATCAACAACTAAAAAAGATGGCAAACCATATGATGAAAGAATGCGTGTAGTTGTTGCAAAAGCAGCACTGGCTAAAGCTCGACGCGACGCGATATTTTGCGTAGTTCCTAAAGCGATGTGCAAACACATTGAAACGGCTGTAAAAAAGCAATTGTTCGGTGACAGTAAGTCTTTATCAGAAAGGCAAGCAAGTATGGCTGAATGGGTTAAAAAACTACCTATTGACGAAAAGCGAGTATGGTCTACTCTTGGTATCGGCGGTATTGATGATGTTACACCAAAAATCATTGAAACAATGCTGGGTCTTCATACTGCTTTAACAAACAACGACATAACACTTGATGAAGCCTTTCCGGAGAATAAACAAACAGCAAAAGAAGCTCTCGATAAAGTTGGTAAATAAATAAAATAGCGGTCTTTAATTAGGCCGCTAGAGGTGATTTTATGAATAAACACAGCCTAACAGATGATAATTATTACCAAGACACAAAATACTTGAGTAATTCAACGGTAAGCGAATATATGGAGTGTTCAGCACGGGCAGAGGCAAAGCGTAAAGGTGAATGGAAAGACGAAGGTTTTAAACTTCCTTTCGCTATGGGACATTTCTTCGAGAGTCTTTTAAATGGCGACTCTAAGCGCGTTATTGAGTCGGCAGAATTCAAAGATCAACTGTGTAATGCAAATAATGTTACAGAAAACGCAAACGCCATTAAATGCCGCGCAATGTATGCACGATGCAGCGAAAATGATTTATTCATGCGATTTAACACAGGACTAAATGAGCAAATATTCACTGGTGAGATTCACGGTGTTTTATTCAGAATCAAAGTTGATATTGTCAATATCGCAAACGGATTTTTTACCGATACGAAGAGTTCAAAAGCAACGCTTAAAACGTGCATAAATGAAGACGGTGAAATAGCTCTTGACTATGAAGACTTCGACTGGAAAGATGGAAAGAAGCGCCCGTTCTACGAGCATTTTGATTACATCATGCAGCTGGCAATTTATCAGGAGATATTGCGCCAAAACTTCGACGTATTGCTTCAGCCGATTCTTAATGTTGCATCAAAAGTTAAACCGTTCCGTTATCAAACTTTATTCATTGACAAGCATGACGAGAGGCTTTCAGATAAAATTGAGCTACTTGGTGAATATATCGAGTATATTGAATCAATGAGAGCCGGAACGATTGAGCCGACACGCTGCGAAGAGTCAACGTGTGAATATTGCAATCAGACATTTAACCCAGAACTACCAATCGTTATTTAAAAAGGTGAGACTATGAAATTTGACGTAACAGCAGTAATAAAAGAGGTCGGAGCGATTGAAACGGTCGGAGCTAAAGGATTTCAAAAACGAAATCTAGTTCTATCCGAAGAAAGTGGTGAATATGAAAATATTGTATGTGTTGAGTTCTCTGGTGATAAACTTGAGCTTCCAGAAAAATACACGGCAGGGCAGACGGTAAAAGTAGGCGGTTTTATAAACTGTCGTGAATGGAATGGTAAGTATTTCACAAGTCTTCGAGGTAATTTTATTCAAACTGATAGAAGTGAAGGCGTTCAACAGCCGCCACCGCAGCAGTTCGGACAGGCTCCGCAGGTTCAAACACCACAACAACCAGCTACATCAGTGTATCAATCACCAAATAATACGCAACCTGCTTTTTCTGCATCAGATCAAGCACAACCGCAAGCAGAGGACGATATTCCGTTCTAGTCAGCAGCAATAATTCTTACCAAACAGCAAATAAAATTACCAAAGGAAATAAATGAGTATAACTAATTGTGTGGGGTGCAAGAAACACATCTCGTTTCACAAAGGATTTGAATATTGTGAAGGCGAGTTATGGCAGAGATGTGATGAGGAATCAAAAGAGTGGCTAGAGTCTGACGATGACTACACAAAATATATTAACAAGAGTATTTTTTGTAGTGAATATGAACCCAAAAAAGTAACCAAGGAAAATTAATATGAGCTTCGAAAAACAAAACATCACCATGACAATGTTCCGTCTTGCCGAAAAACTACCTGAAGATGTGCTTGAACTATTTAATGAGAAGACAGCAGGTAAACTCGACAATGTTGGCAATGAGGAGCAAGTAGGATGGACAAGCGGACGAGGCCTTCTTGAAACAGAGATCAATGAAGAAACGTGTATTGTCGGCGGCCACATCCTTTTGAACCTTCGCTTTGCAGAAAAGAAAATTCCAGCGTCATTTATGAAGGAACTTTGCAAAAAAGAAGAGCTTAATAAAATGGAGCACTGGGGAGTCGACCGAATCTCAAATAAAGACAAAAAAGAGATCCGTGAGGGCATAAAAGAGAAGTACCTCAACAGGTTTCCTCCTTGTGTTTCTGGATTTGAAATTGCTATTGATCGCGCATCAAGCATGCTTTATTTGGGAACTTGCTCAAATGCAAAGGTTAACTATTTTATTCAGCTATTTGAGTCTGTAACAGGTGTTGAGCCGATAAAAGTTAATAATGAAGAGTTGGCGTTTCAGTACTACCAGGATGCAAACAAAAGTAATGCTCTTGATTTCGCTTTCAGCTTTCCTAATGTCAATTTTGCCGGAGTTACAAATGATGATCCAAAATCAATGGGCCGGGACTTTCTCACATGGCTCTGGTGGTTGTCTGAGAACAGAGAAGAAAACAAAACAGACTTTGAGCTGTGTCTTGATGGATCAATGAAACTTGCGTTCATGTTTGGCGGCCAAGGAGCAACAGAGACTACTGTGAATATGGGTCTACCTCAGAAGTCATCAGAAGTAAAATCTGCACTAATGGGCGGCAAAAAGCTTTGTAAAACAAAGTTAATCTTTGCAAAAGATCTCAAGCAATGGGGCTTTACCTTTAACGCTGATACATTCGGATTTTACAGCTTGTCTCTTCCTGATGGTGAAGAGATGGAGCGCCACAGCAAGTTTGAAGAGCGCATAAACAATATCAATGAGTTCAATAAGATAATCAAACTGTTTTATTTTGAGTTCTGCAAGTTCGTTTTATCCGATGATTACGCTGATAAAGAGAAGATGCTGCAGACTTGGACGGCAGAACGTGAATCGTACTAATGCGAGTCAAAATAGTTTCAATGCCGCTTTTTCTTACCATGCCAAAAAAAGGTAAGCTCAAAGACTATCACATCAATCTCAACTATTACCGCAACTGGCATTTTCAAGAGAGCAGCAAGCTTAAGAAAAAGTACACCAGAATCGTTATTGCTTCTCTCGCTGGAGTAGATCCGTTCAAGAAAGTAAAGCTTGAATTCACAATGCACCGCGGCGACCTAAAGAAAGTTGACCGGGCTAACGCACTGAGCATTCATGAGAAATTTTTCTGCGATGCTCTCACTAAATGCGGGATTATTGAAGATGATAACGATTGCTTTGTCGA